CGACGGGCGCGAGCGCCGTTGATGTAGCGCTCGTGCGCGTCGTGGATGTGGCGGCCAGCCTTACGGGATCGGCTGTTGTCGCCGCGAGCGCAGAGCGTGTCGTCGAGGGCCAATCGGCACTGACGGGCTCGGCCAGCGCCGATGCAACCCCACTCGCTGTCCGCGAGGCGGAGGCCGTGCTCGCGGGTGCGGGAGCCGCTGATGTGGTGGCCATCGGCTTTGTACTGGCCGTTTCGTCGGCGGATGGCCATTCGACGGTCTCCGTTCAGCTGGTGGCGGTTCACTCAGCTGACGTTGCGGCCTTCGGGTCGGGCGCGGTCACACGAGCGGACATCACGCTCTTCCCGGGCGGCATCATCACCGTGGACGCCGAGGCGGTTCTCACCGGGCACGGCGCCCTCACTGCGCCTGCTGTGGGGTTGTTCAGTGCCGAGGCGACACTGCTCGGGCTCAGCCTGATCGCGGCTCAGGCGTTCCGTTACCCTATTATGGTTGAGCCGCTGATGTTCGACTGGGAGGATTCGCGCCTGACGTTCACACTGATGGATAATGGACCGCTGGGCTTCGAGCTTGACGACTCGGGGCGCTTGACATTCGATCTGGTGGAGGCCTGATGGCTGAGGTGAAGGAGGTCAAGCGCGGGGATACCGCTCTCTTCCGTGGCACGTGTAAGGATGCTACGGGCACTGCTGTCTCCATCGCGGGCGCCACTGTCTGTTTCCATCTCGCCACGGGGCGAGCGGGCTCTACATCGATCCTCGTTGACGAAGCTGCGACGAACGTCGAGGACCTGGACGCCGAAGAGGTTGGAGTGGCGGAATACGAGATGACGCCAGCAGAGACCGCGGTGCTCGGCGAGGGTCACTATCTTGCCGAATTCGAGGTAACCTGGGGCACGGGAGTTGTCAAGACCTTCCCCACACGTCCCCGCGATCTGAACGCCACGGTCTATGCCGACCTGGCCTGACAATCGGTTAACATAGTCAGCGTACGAGAGCCTCCACCCGGACAGGGCTAGAACCGGGGCGGAGGCTCTATTTTGGTTGTGGCCGCGACCGCCAGTTACGCCTCGGTCGATGAGTACCGGGCCGCTGCTGGCAAGGACGAGCTCGAATCAGACGAGGCTATCGAGCAGATCCTCGACGGCATCTCGCGCTGGATCGACCGCCGCACCGATCGATTCTTCGGCCAGGAGGGCTCGGTCGCCTCCCCGGTGACCCGCTCCTACGTGGCTGAGGCGCCACGGCGGCTGGTCATCGATGACCTGGTCTCGGTCTCGGCCATCAGGATCACCGATCCCTCAGCGGTGACCACTCCCGTTTACACACTGGCCGCTGCTGACTATCTGCTCTGGCCGCTGAACGCGCCGCTCGGCTCCGAGCCTGCGCCGTACCGTGAGATCCGGGTCCCTTCCACATCGACATTCACGGCGTTCGTCGCGGGGACGCTTGTCGAGATCGATGGCGTGTGGGGCTGGCCCGCGGTTCCATCGGCTGTTAGCCAGGCCACAATCGAGCTGGCCCGTATCTGGCGGATCGAGTCGCCGCGCGCAACGGTGCAGGTCGATTCGATGGGCACCTCGCTCGGCATGTCTCAGGAGGCGCGGAAGATCGTTGCCTCGCTGGCCGACTCCTACCGCCGCCGCTGGTTCGTCGTATGACGGTTCTCACGGTTCGGGTGACTGGCCGCCTGAACGCGGCTGCTGTGACGCAGGCGGGCCTCCGCGATGTGGTTAGCCGCTGGGTCGGCGCCACGCTGCTCTACGGCGAACGACGCCTCAGGCTGCTGGTCCCGAAGGACACGTCTGCCGCAGCTCGCTCGTTTGTCTCCCAGCAGCGTGGCCTTGTGGGCTCGGTTCACTCACCGCTCGCCTACGTGACGGTTCTCGATCAGGGACGTCGTCCTGGGGCCCGTCAGCCGCCAACACAGGCCCTTGCAGGCTGGGCTCGGCGGCATGGCTTCGAGGGCTCTCTGTTCGTGCTTGCTCGTGCCATCGGACGGCGAGGAATCCCGGCCAAGCGCTTTTTTGACCAGGCGCAGCAGGATACGCAGGCCTACGTGCCGCAGCTGCTCCGCCAGACCGTACGCGACGTAGGCCGTCTCTGGTCGGGGGGCTGATGGACATTTCGACCACGCTTGCGGCGCTGGCGGACATCGAGTTGGCGGTATCGATCACAGAGTCGGGGACGGTGATTCCGGTTCGCAAGGTCTACGAATCCTTCCCGCCAGCGTCTCAGAAGCTCGATCCGCGCGACATGCCGCTGTGGATCAACACATGGTCATTCGATTCCGATCAGCGTGGACCATTCGGCGTCGGCCGCGAGGTCTACCGCATCACCGCGACCATGTTCGTCGGTGAGGCGACCGGAGAGCTGGCCCGTCTCGTTCGCCAGGGACGCAAGCTTCACTCGGCGTTCCTCGCCGCATTGCGGTTGAATCTCACGCTCGGCGGCACCGCGACCGCTGGTCACGACGTACGCGGCGGCGAGCCAACCGAGGGGCTGACCGACCGTGGCGGCATCGAATACGTCACCTACGCTCACATTCTCGAAGTGCCATTCTGGGAGAGCGCGGATTTCGCGCTCGGTGTCCCCTAGCAGCTAGGAGGGATCGATGGTCGAAGTCGCGCAGGTATTCCAGGGATTCCAGATCGGGATGGAGACAGTCCAGGGCACTCCGGTTGCCGCTGGCAATCGGTTGCTCTCGCTCGGGATCGAGCCTGGATGGAACGCCGAGATCACGCCGTTCCGCGCCACGGGGCGGAAGTACGTCGTTCAGGCAGTGTTGAACAAGGAGTACACGGTGGCTCCGGTCACCGGAATTCCGACGTTCAGCGAGCTTCAGTACGTTCTGTCGAGCATCATCACCAACTCGGCGGTCAACGCGCTGGGCGGGGGCGCCTTCCAGTGGTTGTTCGTGACCGATCCAGGGGGGCCGGATACCGTCAAGACGTACACAGTCGAGTACGGCAATGATGCGACTGGCTCGCGACGGTTCGCAGGCGCCATTGTTCGCTCGCTCGGGATCGCGTTCGACCGCGACAACGGCCTGACCCTCAACGGAGAGGTCATCGGGTCGGCAATCGAAGAGGGGATCACGCTCACGACGACGCCGACCGTTATTCCGCTGGTGCCGATCCTCCCGGCGCGGACGTCGATTTATCTTGACACCGACTCGGGCGTCATCGGGACGACGAAGCTCAGCCGCGTGTTCTCGTTCGACTGGCGGCTCAACAACAAGTTCAATCCTGTCTTTCCACTCGACGAGGCGGTCGGCACGGGCTATGCCGCGACGGTTGAGGTTGCCCCCGAGCACACCTTCACGCTGCTGATGGCACACGACGCCGAGGGAGCGGCCAACGTTACGAGGCTGCGGGCAGGAACCCCGGTGTTCGTTCGCGTCGAGTGCACCGGGGCCGCGATCGGAGGCGGCAACAGCTATCGCCTCAGGATCGATCTTGCGGGCCAGGTGTCCGCTGTGGCAAGGCCGTCAGACCGAAACGGTGTCTACGTCTGTGGCTGGACGCACACGGCGCTGGAGGATGCGACCTGGGGTAACGTAGCCACAATCGAGTTGATCAATGCGCAAGCGGCCCTGTGAGCCGGTAGGAGGAGAGATATGACCGATATTGTGCTGACTCTCGGGTTCACGGCCACCGGCGGCGGATTGGCCAACCCGATATCGATGCCCGTACCGCTCAGCGGAAACAACGCCCTCGTCATCGACTACGACACGATCAACGATCCGACCCAGGCGATGCTGCTGGCGCTCCAGTCGAGCGGCCTACAGGGGTTCCTGCTCACATGCACTATTGCGGCGACCCTGACATTCAAGGACTCGGGCGGCACGACCGTCTTCGAGGTCGTGTTGGCGCCGAACATCGCCTATACATGGCACAATCAGTCGAATGTGACCAACCCCATCGGCGACGATGTGTCGTTCCTGAACGTCAATACAGCGGCCGTTGGGCGGCTACGGTGCGTGTTCCTTCAGGATGCGACGCCTGCTGAGGCTACCGTCGCCCTGACCGGCACGATCACCACCGCGGTCGAGAGCGAGATCGTCACGGGTGGTCGTACGATCATCCTGACGCTGACTGGAGCCGAGTGGGCTCCTGCTGGTGCGGCATTCGACGCTCAGCGGCTCGCGATTGCAGCGGGCATCGTGGCCGCCGAGTCTGAGGCCGCTGGTTGGAACGCCGAGGTTTCGCCGGCATTCGTGCCCTCGAACGTGGTTCGGACCAGCGCGACGCAGGTCACGGTGACCACACCGGCAGCCGGAAGCTACGTCATCACATCAGATGAGACGCTCACCGCGACCGTACCCGCAGCGGCGACCGATGCCGCACAGGTCATGGTGGCGACGCCGACAGCGACGATCACGGCCAACAGCTAAGAGGCAAAACGGGGCGAGGGGCGGGCGGCCTAACAACCCGCTCGTCTCTCGCTATCTGGGAGAGACTGAACGTGCAGTATGCCGATTGACCTCGATAGCTCGATCCTGGACCGCGCAGACGCGCCCGTAGAGTTCGCGGGCCAGACCGCGAAGCTCACCTACCGTCCGACGGCATTCACGCCCGCCATGGAGGCCGACTACCGGGCGGTGCTGCGCAGCGGTGCCCGCACAGACGGCCAGTACGCCGCGTGGCTCCTATGTCGGGTCCTGATTTCGTGGGACGTCACGCGGGGCGATGATCTGATTCCGATCACCGATGAAGGGCTGAGCGACGTGCCGTCTCAACTGCTGTGGGCCTGCATCAATGCGATCCATGACCACAGACGCCCAAAAGAGAAGACCGAGCCCAGCTCCGACGATACCTCGTCACTGGAGACGCCAAGCTGATGCCCGACTGGTATCCGGTGATTCGGGTTGCGCGCATGTTCGGGCGCCCACCGATGGAGGTGGAGACGTGGCCAGATCACTGGATCAACTATGCGCTGATGGCCGATGCGGCCGAAGAGGGCGCGCGCGCTGACCGCATCCGCCAGGCCCGCAACATGTGGAGCACTGACTAGGCTATGGCGATCAACGTCAACCAGCTGAAGCTCGAGGTGATCGGCGATACCAGCAGAGCCGATAACTCGCTGCGTCAACTCGACGGCTCCATGCGGGCGGTGGAAGGCAGCGGCCAGAGGGGTGCGGCCAGTGCTCAGAACCTCGCGGGGGCGCTCACCGGTATCGAGGGGCCTGCTGGCCGAGCGGCTGGCCAGATGCTCGGCGTCAATTCGTCTGTCGCAGCACTCGCTGGCGCTGGCGGGCCAATCATTGCGCTTACAGCCCTGGTCGGCGGATTGGCCACTGCTGCATTCCAGCTGGGCGCGGCGTGGGACGATGCAACCGACCGGATCCGCATCGGGACGGGTGCCACGGGTACTGCATTGCGTGGGCTTCAGGAGGATTTGAGCGCTGTCTACACATCGGTTCCTGGTGATCTCAAGACCGCATCTCAGGTCATCGCTGATCTGAACACGCGGCTGGGGCTGACCGGAGAGCCGCTACGCCAACTGGGCGTTCAGTTGCTGGAGTTCTCGCGCCTGACGGGGACCGACGCGGTCGAGAACGTGCGGCTGTTGACCAGGACCTATGGCGACTGGGGCATCGCCACCGAGGATCAGAGCGAGGCGCTCGATAAGCTGTTCCGTGCCTCGCAGGTGGCTGGCGCCTCGACCACGCAGCTTCAGACGCTGCTCGTTCAGTACGGCGCTCCCTTGCGTCAACTTGGTATCAGCTTCGATGAGGCGACCGCGCTCTTGGGCAAGTTCGAGAAGGAAGGCGTCAACACCGAGCTAGTCATGGGCTCGCTCCGCATCGCCATTGGCAATCTCGCGGCGGCCGGCATTCCGCTGGAGTCGGGCATCCAGGATGTGATCACCAAGATTCGAGACATGGAGGATGCCAGCGCGGCAACAGCGCTGGCGATTCAGACCTTCGGCGCTCGGGCTGGACCTGACATGGCAGCGGCGATCCGCGAGGGTCGTTTCGAGATCGACTTGTACCTGGATGCGATACAGAACACAGGTGAGTCGGTCCAGATCGCAGCAGCCGACACCGACGATGCCGCTCAGCGGATGGAGAAAAGCTGGAAGCAGGTGCAGTTGGCTGCGACTCCGGCGGGCGAGGCGGTGTTTATCTTCGGCGACATTCTGGCAACGGCAGCGACGGGGCCAGTGGCAGAGTTCGCCGCGAGCCTGAACAACATTGCGCGTCTGTTCAAGTTGACCGGCGAGGGAGCGATTACCTGGGGCCAGGTCATCGGTCAGGTGGCTCAGGACGTCGGCAATCTCGCGCTACCGGGGCTGGACACCACAGGCGCCAAGACGACCGCATCATTCGGGCTTGGCTCAGAAGTTGGCGATCTGCTCGGCGAGATTGGCCGCAGGTTTGAGGCTCGGCAGAACTTCGATGGGGCGCTTCTGACCCGTGGTCAGGCGGCCCAGAACAAGCAGACCGCCGAGGAGAACTGGCGCATATGGAGCGAGGGGCAGGGTGCGGCCGCGGCGCCCGAGATCGAGCGGGCCGCCGAGCAGGTAGAAGAGGAGTTCGATAGTGCTGCGGCTCTGCTGGAGCGGGCTCAGAACGACTTTCTGGCTGGCTTCACACGGGCGGGTGCTGACCGGGACATCGGGGCAGCGGCGACCAGGAGCCTCGCTTCGCTGGAAGGGGCGCTGAGAGACGCCACTCCTGAGCTGCGCGCTGCAGCCGGACAGACCGCTGATTCGCTCGTGGCCGAGATGGAAAAGATACTCGGGCCCGAGCGTGGTTCGGAGCTTGGCCGCGATTACGTCGATGCGGTGCTCGCGGCGCTGGCCGGGGAAGAGGGCGCCCAGGATCGGGCTCGCCAGATCGCCGAGCAGTTCGCAACCGAGGCTGCCGGCGTCAAAGCAGGAGCTCAGTCGGCGGCCGAGGCGAAGCGGAACCAGGCCGAGCAGGACAAGGCCGTTCGCGAGGCCGAGCGTGTGGTCAAAGAAACTGCGGATACGTGGGCCAAGGCCAACAAGGCCATCGAGCAGGGGGTCAGGGAACGGGCGGCTGCGGTCGAGGATGCCGAGGGCAAAATTGCTAAGGCTCAGGATGATGAGCGACAGGCGACTGAGGAGCTGCTGCGCACCCACGGCGAGACGCGGGACATCGACGCCAGGCGCCAGGCGGCTGAATCGTTCGGCCAGACATTCCGATCGATGGACTTCGACGGCCAGCAGCAGGCAATCGAGGACCTTGACCGTTCCCTCGGCGATCGTGCCTCGTTGGAGACCAGGCGTCAGGCCATGGAGGAATGGGTCCGCGAAGAGAGCGTGGGCTATCAACGGTTGGAAGTGGCATCGAACCGACGCAGAGAGGTCGAGGCCACCGATCTGCAACGGACCCGCGAGGACCGCGCCCTCTCGCTGCGCCAGGAACGCGAGGATTCCGAGGCCAGGCTCAACCTGAACCGTCGAGAGCGCGACTTCAGCCGTTCCACAGGTAGGGACCGCGACGATGCAGCGCGCGCCTCTCTGCGCCAGGTTGAGGATGCGACTCGCTCCTATCAGCAGCGAGTCGCCGATATCACGCGGCAGGGTGGGCCGAACGTCGGGGCTCAGTTGGCCGATGCCGCGCGCCAGTTCGGCCAGCAGCAGGCTGACGCTCAGCGGCAGCAGGGACGGGCTGCCGAGGATGCGGCACTCCGAATCCAGCGCCAGCGGGCCGATGCAGCGACAGCTCAGTCCGACGCCGAGGCCGACCGCGCCAGGCGTCGTGCACAGGAAGCGGCCGACCTGAGCCAGCGGCGGGGTGAACAGAACGCCGACCGCCAGCGAGCAAACGACTTTGCCGATGCTGACTTCCGCAAGCGGTCCGAGAACGAGACATCGCTGAAGAATTACCGGGGGGCGCTGGAGCGGCAGTTGCAGGTTGACCGCGACACGCAGTCGGAGCAGGAGCGAAAGCGGCAGGAGACCAGGATCGCTGAGACGCTGACGACGGCGACCGACGCGGCGTGGGCGCATGTCGACGCGGTGTACGAGCGCACCTATCAGCGATTGAGCCAACTGTTCACGGATCTGGAGCAGCAACACCCGTGGATCAGCGGCCAACTCGACGTCGAGCAAGCGCTTCCTCGGGCCTTCGAGCGGCCAGGTGCGGCGGCTGCATCGGGGATCGGGGGAGAGATCGAAGGATTCCTCCGCGATCTCTCTGAGCAGTTTCGCGACCCGACGACGGGGACCGCTCATTCGCGCTTGGATGAGATCGCGGCGAACACGAAGGCGCCCATCGAGCTCTCGGATATGACGATTGCGAGACTGGCCGAGATCCTCGCGCGCCGCGCGCCCACTGTGATCACGCTCGACGGAGAGGTCATCGCGCGCAGCACGACGGGCTTCCAAGTTGACGACCTGCGGGCGAGGGCGGGCTGATGGGCTTTCAGGTATTCAGCCTCGGCGGGCTGGATCTCAGGCATACCAGCGGAGCCTACATCGTGCCAGACACGGTAGACGAATGGGACCCGAATTGGGAAGAAACCTTCGCCGTCAACTGTGGATCGCAGGGCGGTGCGCGCTTGGTCAAGTCCACGCTCCGCGAGACGGCGCGGCGGCTGGCGGTGATTTGCCTGGGTACGACGGTCACCGAGGCAAAGGCGAATCGGCTGGCAATCGAGGCGGTGCTGTCCACGGCGCGGGCGAATCGCGACGTGCCGACGGTGACCTACGTCGAGCAGGACACGACCGAGACCGAGCCTGACTCGTGGTACGTGATCGGCGGCAAGCTCACACCCTCGTCCTCAATACCAGGTCTCGGGCGCATCGTTGGGGTGGTCAACGGCAAGCGTGTTGCCTGTTGTCTGCTCAACCTCGCGCTGACCAAGACGTAAGGAGAGCCGCACGGCTATTCTCGACGCCCAATCCGATCTCATTGGGCGCAGCAGCCAAGATGCAACCGCTGTTCGGATCGCGGATGGCATTGGTGCTCTCATTGGGCGCAGCAGCCAAGATGCAACCGCTGTTCGGATCGCGGATGGCATTGGTGCTCTCATTGGGCGCAGCAGCCAAGATGCGGCCGCTGTTCGGATCGCCGATGCCATCGGTTCTGCCTGGGGCTCATCGATTCTCACCGCCCGTACTCCTGTTACCCACGATGCCCTCGCCGATCTGCTTGGGCTAGGATTCCAGTCCGCATCTGCCATCGTCCGAACCACGCAGCATCTCACGACAAACTGGAAGGGACCGCGAACGATCCTTACGGCGAATCTGGCGGTTGACGATCCGACTGTAAGTGTCCTGGCCAATTTCGCAAGTTACTCCCCTCCATGGGACATCGTCATTGGACGCGAGGTCCTGACTGTCACCGGCCGCGTGAGCGCCACAGTCTGGAGCGTGACCCACGGCCAGCGCGGCACGCCCGCCATGGCCCACTTCGCGGGGTCAGCGGGCGCTGAGGTCGCGGCGCTCGGCCACGAGATCATCGTCTCTGACGGAGCGGTGACCCGCGATTATTCGGCCCTCGCCTGCATGCTCCACACCAAGACGCTGGCGCCCCGTGGCGAGGTCGAGGCCACATGGGAATTCGATACCGACAGCCCTGAGGACTGGCTACCGAATCCTGACTCTATCGTCACCATCACCGACATTCAGGGACGTTCCTACCATGGGGGCATCATCGGGCGTGTCAGTTGTCTCAAGCAGGAGGACGGCATCGGCCACCACGTCAAGATCACGGCCTACGGGCTGGAGACCACTGCGACGTGGGATGGTTACGTCGATTCGCGGATCTGGCCGGCCGCTACGCCGATCCACACCGTGTTCGAGGAGTCGCGCGATGAGCGGACCCAGTTCATCGTTCCGTTCAACACCGAGGTCGTTCATGGCGGGGAGCAGATCGGCAGTGATCTTCAGGCCATCGGCCAAGCGCCGCGCCAGCTGTGGGACAGCCTATCGGCTCGCGGCGACAACGGGGTGGCGCTCGATTGGGCCGTCTACACCAACCACGACAATGCTGGCGCCTACCTGCACCTTCGCCAGCGTGACACGCAGCCGATCCTGAAGCTCCCGATATCCTGCCTCGGGCTGCCGCTCGCATGGGACACGCAGCGCCGAATCAACAAGGTCGTGGTGCGTTACGCTCTTGGTTACGTTCCCGCTCAGGCCAGCGGCTCGGTTACCAGGTGGCGCTACATAGACGCGGCCAACCAGATCGATAACCTTCAAGCCGCGCAGGAATTGGCCGAGCAGGCGTTGGCGCTCCTGAATGTGCTGGAGATGCTGACCGACGGCGCGCTGGTTCTAAACGATGCGCGCCCGATCTACGATGAGGCAGGCGACCCATTTCCGCTATGGCTGATCCGCTCGGGATGGCGGGTCCAGTTGACCGATGATGACCTGCTGCCAATCCTGCCGTATGTGACCGAGCTCCCGATTGACATGGTCCAGATCGTCGGAACCGACTGTGACCACGAGGCCGAGACCAACTCGCTGACGCTCAGCGACTTCGACGATCCGCCAGCTCGCCATGCGCAGTACGCATGGCGCGACAAGCAGCGGCCAAACAGCCCGGTTCATGAGCCCATCGCCTCGACTCCGGTGAGCCCGCCGCCTAGCCTGCCGGTGCCGGTCTCAACGAGTCTCACGCCGACCGGCGCCAACGGGCGGCTGGGCTGGGATAACGTGGCTGAGGATGCCGACATCGACGGTCCCGTCTATGTGATCGACGGAGGAGATGAGGTCATCACCGCGGGCCGAAAGCCCGATCTGCTGATTTCGGGCAATCATCGACTGCTCGGATTCCGTCTGCTGGCCGCCAACTACGAGACCGGCGAGAGCCCGACCACGGGAACTATCGAGATCGCCGTCACTTACGCCCACTTCGCCAGCTTCCCGGCGCTCGGGTCTGCGGTCGTCACACTAGTGTTGAACGACGCCGCATCATCACTTGTCAATCTATCCGAGGACCCGGGCGGGGCCACGCCGATCATCGACGTTGGCCCAGACCGTACACTTCCCGCGGGCGAGCGTGGGCCTGGCTATCTGACGTTCGAGGTCGCCGAGGATCCGGCGCCGACGTTGAAGGGAGCGTCGATTGTGGTACTGCTCCAGAAGACCGAGGGATCGGACCGAGGGGGCACGATGGAGACGCCGACGATTGTGAGTGTGTCTCCTGCCACAGCACTCGGGGTAACGACGTTCACCGTGACGACGGACCGCCCGTGTACGGCGCAGATCGAATTCGGGCCTGACGCGAACTACCGGAGCAGGAGCCAGCGGTCTGAGCACTTGCGTAAGATTTCGACGCTCGGGGTGCCGGGCATTCCGAGCGGCACCCACTACCGCGCCCACGTGTTCGACGCCCACGGCAACACCGCGTCGAGCGCGGACCAGACGCTCTAGGATATTGAGGATGTGCTGGCGCGCCGTGGTTGTTGCAACGACTTTGATCGTTGCGGCGGCGTTATTTAGTCTTGAGCTCAGCAGAGGATGGGGGGATCCGTTGGCGATCTGGCAAGACGGTGATATCGTCGTTTCTTTTCGTGAGACCAACGCCCCGACTAATGTTCGCCTGGCAGCATGGTCTGCCGACGGGGCTACATTTCGCGGCACAGTGGACGTCTCACCTCCCATCGGAGATTCAGACTCAGCGCCGCAACACCTAACTATGTACAACAACCTGCTATACGGGCGCGTCGCAACGGGTTCCTCTCGGCGCATTGTTCACATGGATGGAAGCGCTGCTAATGCAGATGACTTCTACGCTGTCGGATCTGGCGGCGGCGGCGGCCTGGCGGTGGATAGCGCTGGGAAATTCTATGTCGGTGACTCATCTGGATCTCCAGACTTCGACTACCAGATAGCTAAGCTCAATACTGACGGATCGGTAGATTCTCTGTACGTGTATGACCCGTTCGACATAAATATGATCGGAGACGGTGGCGGTTCTAACATTGACGCAAATACTGTCCGTGTCAATCCTTCTGGCACCATTGCCTACTTCACAGATGCTCACGGAGATGTCGAACTCTCTAGCAGTGAATTGGCACTTAACCGCCTCGATCTGGTTACAGGAAGCCTCCTGACTTATCTGGATTTCACTTCGCAATTGACGAATCCGCGATGGCTGCAAAACTTTGCGATAGGTCCTGATGGCAGAATATGGGGCTGTTACCAGGACACAGCTGATGGGCAGAGAATCTTTGTAGCCGATCCGGACGGGACCGTGGTTCAAGATTGGTTCACCCTCGCAGATAACTTCCTCACCGAGCTCCTTGCTTTGCGCACTGATGGAGCGCTCCTGGCGATCAACTGCAACGAGTTCCCTGGTCCTGTAAGCCGTATTCGGGCATACAACGAGAGCGGTGCGCAGCAATATGTGATCAATTACTCAGAGGACGAACTGGGACAACCGGCATCTGGTCTCGTGTTCGTGCCACCTGCGTCCACCGTCCGCCGACCTCGCGTCCAGATCGTCTGGCCATTCTAAACAGGCATAATCAGAGCAAAAGAGAGGAGACTACCATGGACCAAGCACAACTCGCGGCTATCGTCGTAGGAATCGTGGAGGCCATCAAACAGCTCGGGCTCGTGGACAGCCGTTGGCTGCCGCTCGTGTCAGGAATAGCGGGCATGCTCGTCATGTGCCTGGCAGCGGGCTTCTCAGCGCCGTCGATCCTCGCCGGTCTGGCCATCGGCCTCGGCGCCACCGGCATCTACGCGGCAGCCAAGGCTCTCGCGTCGAAGAGGGCCTGAAAAGCCCGATGCAACCGTCCGATGGGCCGCTGCCGCGACTCGACGCCCATAGGGCGCTGGACCAAGCCGGCGGCCTCGCCGGGATAAGGTAGGGTCTTCGTGCAGGGTGGTCTGATCCAGGTCAGCGATCAGGCGATGGTCGCTCTCGCAGGTCTTGTGCTCACCGGGATGGGATCACTCGCCCTCTGGATACGCGCGGTCCAGGACACAGCCAGCGCTCGCGAGTTGGCGCGTGTTGCGGGCCGGGTAGTCCGCGAGGGACCCAAGGCGGTGATGCTCCACCGCCTCGCACGTATCGAGGCCTTTGTCGATGCGCTCGACGACCGCAACAACGCTCGAGATCGAAGCCGCATGGCCACCGCCCGCGAGGCGCTGCTCGGCGGGAATCCCGTGCACTGGTCGATCGAGGCCAAGCCGCACGCCGAGCGATGGGTGCATGACGAGTTCTCGACCGTGCACCTGAGCTCAGAGGGTATGGGGCTGGTGGCGCGAGACCTGCGGCGAAACATCGCCGACGGCCACCTCACCGACGATGAACAGGTCCACGCCGAGAATGGTCTGCGTGTGATCGAGGGGGCGTTGGCCTCGCGAGAACGACTCCGTCAGAGCGCACAGGAGATGACGCAGGACCGCAAGCTTGCGAGGCTACTGCTGATAGAAGATGATCACGCGGCCGCGGAGCTTACGCAGATCGTGCTGCGGGTCACGGGCTACGAGGTGGCGGCTGTAGGATCGGCAGAGGCGGCCATGAGCGAGATCCACCGTGCACACGGTGCTGGGCAGCCGTACCAGATCCTGGTGATAGATCTGGTACTCCCGGACGTCTACGGACTGGAGCTGATCCGTCGGCTGCGCGCATCGGTCCTGACGGAGTCCACCCCGATTGTGGCGATCAGCGGGGCGCGTGGCGGCGAGTACGCTATCACGGCTGGCGCTGATATGTTTGTGGCGAAGCCGTACACGCCTACCGAGATCCGAGAGGCGGTGGCGGCTGTCCTCCAGGAAGGGAGTCGAGATGTCCATTGAGGTTACTGCGTGGTCCCTCCTGGCAGCGGTGCTTGTGGCGGGCGCTCTCATGGTTTGGGCGGCGCACAATGCGTGAGCTGTTCTACCCGGTGTGCGGTCTGATCGCTGTGCTGTGCGCCTTCGGTCATTACCTGGATTTCAGGAGCCACTAGGCTTGGAGTAGAGAAGGAGATGCCATGATGAGAGTGCTGCTGGGGATCGCCGTGGTTACCGCGCTGATTGTTGGCCTGCTTGGCATTGGCCCGTCGCTGCACGCCCCGGCGCATGCCGCTGGCGCCTGCACGGTGAGCAACGCTGAGCTTCCACCGGATCAGGAGGAGCAGAACCTGCTGAACGAGATCAACAGATATCGGTCGTCGCCCTACGTGTGGTCCAACACGCTAAGCCGAGCGGCCGTATGGCAGGCTAAGGACATGGCGGCCAATGATTACGTCGGCCACACCGATACCCTTGGCCGTACCTTCCCCACGCGACTGACTGACTGCGGCCACAGCCCGACGATCCCCGCTGGGGAGAATGTCACCGCGGGCCGCACCCAGTACTACGGGGACACCAACACGGTTAGCTACTGGTTCTTCACGACCGCCGATTTCCACAACCTCGTGGGGGCCGAATTCACGCACGCTGGCATCGCGCACGTCTACAATGCCCTCTCGACCCAAAAGAACTACTGGGTGCTCGTGGTCGGCGTCGAGGGCTCAGCAGGACCAACCCCGACTCCATGGCCCACTCCCACGAATGTTGTCCCTACAGCAACCCCGTTGCCTCCGCCCACCACAACTCCTGCGCCACGGCTCCGCCTGCTCGACTGTCGCGTGCTGGATGGCACCGTCCCTGGCCCATTCACTCTCGACTGCCTGGCGCCATGAGGCCGGCCACAGCCGATCCGATGCAAATCGAATTCTGGGTGCTCGTGGTGACTGAGTGATGCTTGGCTGGCTGAGCAATCTATTCTCCCCCTCGCAGTTCGAGCGGGAGCTCGGCTATCAGGCCCGCATTCGCGCCCTCTCAGCAGAGGTTAAGCGGCTCACACTGGCGAACGGGCAACTCGACTCGGGCGAGGACTTGTTGGAGCTGGTCGATTTCTGGCGAGAGGCGTATGACGCGTCCGAGCGCCAACTGGCGCTGTGCAGATCTCGCACCCAGCCGTACACTGAAGATGAGCTAGACGAACGGGAACAGCGCATCCTAGATCGAGCACGAGAATTGAGGAGGATTAAGACATGAGCAAGCTTGCGAAGGCAGGAACGAACGCGGCAGTCAATGCGGTAGACGTGGGGGCTGCGCTGGCAATCAGCGCCATCGACGCGGCGACTGAAGTCGGCGTGAATGGCGTCAAGGAGCTGGTCGCCGTGGGGGAGACGCTGGCTTCGGGCGGCGTCGGTGCTGCGGCAGGATCAGCCAAGGTGGTGCTCGCCGAGGTCGAAGAGGCACGGAGCGAGATCCTGGCCGCGATCAAGCGCTACCAGACGCTGGTGACCGGCCGCCTGCGGAAGCTGCTCGACGAAGCAGCGGATGCGATCCCAATCGGGTGAGCGCATGGACATTCGGCCGTCGCGAGGCGGCGGATGGGACGGAGACGCTTGCATTCCGCCACAGCTCCCGACGGTATCGCGACGGCACGATTACCGAGGCCGTCGAGCTGGACATCCTGCTCGACGGCGAGATCGTGGGCAGGACCGTGCTCGACCTGGGTCACGATGAGGGGCGCGATGGCGTGGCGGACCTGGCGGTGAGCGCGCGCATCGTCGGATTCGGCCCGATGGGACCGGAGAGAGCGCGCACGCTCGGGTTCGACACGGACGGATGAGATGGCAGCGGCGATCTTCCACGGCACCGAAGCGGAGGGGCTGGAGCTCCATGCCGCTGTGCGTGGGAAGGGCTGCTGCGCCGACGGTGGGGACTGTAGACCCGAGCGAATCTGTACAGCCTGTCAGTTGTTGTTCGACCAGAATGCGCTCGACCACTTGCTGTACGCCAGGCGGCTGAGCGGCTTATGGTGGCGAGCGGAATGGCGCAGAGGAGTGGAGGAGATGGATTGATCACAGCGCGGAAGCTCGAGTGCAACGTCTGCCGGCGAATGCGCGGCGAGCAGGTGATGAGACGCGACCTGAGACACAGCACGAGGGCGAACGCGCACTCGGACCCATCTCTGGGGCTCCTGGGCTGGATCTGTGATGACTGCTGGCACCGATGGTTGGACCGCGAGGCTGCCCGATCCGCATTGGGCGAGCAGCACTACCAGGTCACGCTCGGGCTGCTTTGCTTCGGGTTGGTGATCCGTGATGGCAGGTGCATAGAGGTTACGCATGTGGGGCCGCGGAGGTGGCAGGGACGGACCGAGGCGGAGATTCGGCGGGTGATCTCTGAGTGTGGAGGCACCATTGACCCTGTTTGACGTGTTGGTGGTAGCGTTGGGGCTGGCGCTCGGGATTGCCGTGCTGGCGTGGAGGAGCAGATGATCTACACAGACGCGAAACGGGCAGAGTGTTTCCCTCCAGGTGCATTCATACGTGAGGAGTTAGAGGCACGAGGGGTAGCTGCGGATAACATGACAGACTACTTGGCCCAGGAGCTCTTCGTCAGCCGCAAGATGGCCGAACAATTACTGCGGGGGGCAAGACCTCTCCTGAATGGGGAGGCACTGCGATTGGGAGAACTCTTTGGTACGGGGCCGGTGCTCTGGGTCAACCTGGATGAGGCATGGGGAAGCTGGCTGCACTGTAAGCTTGCGCTTCAGAGTCCACCGCATACGGATACCAGATGATCGCCCACGGCGTGTGCATCGACCAGGCCAATCGGGCGAATTGCCCGAGCATTGATCACCTTCAGCGACTCGGAGCTACATGCGTTCGGCTACTGCCGCGCCCGACCGAGGAGTTCGGATCGTACATGGCGCAGCTGCGGCAGTGGGGCATCCGGTCCATCTTCGTTCTCACGCCCGAGTGCTTCCCCGACGACGGACGGACCTGGGAAGAGTGGACTACTTGGTACGTGACCACATACCGGCCCGACGTGGTGCTGATCGGAAACGAGCCCGACGCATACATCTACACCGCCGAGCACGATAGCTCATGGGTAGTCGGCCCGGACCAGTACCGCCTTCTCTGGGACCGCCTGGCGCCAGCGGTGCAACGGGCTGGGACCGGCGCGCTCATGGGCATCGGCGGCCAGATGGGGTGGGATGGCCAATGGCTCCGTGAGCTGTGCTTCGGCTGGCGACCGCAGGGGGCGACCTACGTGGCGCTCCATTGCTACCCCGACCCGTTTGACCTCTACCAGGTGCAAAGCACCCAGAGGGCGATCAAGCTTCTTGAGGAGCTTACCGAGCTGAAGGTCATCATCACCGAGTGGACCGTGGCCGACTGGTGTATGGTCGATTGGCTGGAGATGGTGAAACGAAGGTGTGATTACAGCACAATCTATAGTTGGGGCGACGGCGCAGGCCATATGATCGCGAAATACGTCGAGTCGAATGGTGTTGCTGATTGGGAATGGTTACCTACAGCATATCTATTAGCTGGTTGTCTGCGAGATGCTTCCTATCGATGGGAACAACGCCCAGAACTTCGACGGTAATGTGTCGCCATTGAGCAGTCCGTCCCGTACGAAGCAGATAGATCGTGCCACAAGAGACACCGAAGGTTTCAGAGATCACCTTGATTCCTACCCCGTCGCGGTACGATTGCAAGACTTCACGTACAATCTGTCGAACACCGACCGTGCGTCGTCCTCGCGGATTATCTGCACCGTCATCCGACCGCCGGCCCTTGGAGCGCCAGCAGCTCCAGCTCAGCCGCGTCGTCCTCAGCGGCAGAGACGAATGTGCAGCAGAAACACCAACGATCCCCACGTTGCTGGCACCAGGCCACATCAATCGCTGACGACGGTGTCTCCTCCCACCACTTCAATCTCAAGTGCAGCCCGAGCGCATGCCCGCAGTTAGCACACGGCTCCTTCAGAGCCACTAACAACTCTGATCTGTCCATCAGTCACTCTCGCTGGGGTAATGCACCCCCCACAGTCCCATTCGCCATCCGTATCCAGGGAGCACCTGCACGGACGGACGAGTCGACGCTCCGCAGGTCCACCGCTCTCTCCGCCGGTGATCACCCAACTCGGCGGACGATGCTTCCCAATCACCCCGACACCATCGCACGACGCCATGTTCAGTCAACCACTTCGCACGATGCAGTTGTGGATTACGTTTGGCCCAATGATTCGCGCCGCGCGGGACTCGATCCGGATGAGTGTGGCTCGGATGTCGCTCGCCCGCCGTACTTCGCCCCTTCGCGGCCATGTCGTGGCTGTTGTCCCGTGGCGATCCCTCAAAGAGATGATCGGGGCGAACGCAGAGGGGATTGTCACATGTATGACAGGCGAAGAAGCCAGCGCGAAGCGGACGTCCGAGTTTCAGTTGGAGCGCATACCGCTGGGCCTTGATCTGGCGCCCATTACCCCTCCCGTTCCGGATGTAGAAAACTCCATAGATAAAGCCTCCTCCCGCCACATGCTGGCCACCAGTCCATTCCCAGCAGCCATCAGATTTGCTAACCTTGGTCCAGAAGCGCTCTTCCTCGGATGGCAATGCAGGTGGTAGCCCAGCCATGAAGCGCTTGTAATGGGTGTGGCAATATCCACGAGCATGAATCGGATGGGGGCAATCTTGAATGAGGCAGGGGCCGAGGCGAGTAGACTGATAGGGCATGCGGAGTTCTCCTTTCCGTGTGCCATGCCCTCGGGCGGTGTCAGCCGTCGCGGGGGTGCATTCTATCATTGTAAACTAGCAACGCATGGAGCTGAGACGATGAGCTTCTTCTGTCAGGGTTGCCGACCCATCGGCCCGTCCCCTGAGCAACAGATGGAGCGGGTGCGCGAGGCGGCGGAACGAGCTATCCATCAGATGGCCGAACTGGAGCCGACCTTTATGGTGACGGCCAAATTCGGTCCCATCACGCGCCTCGTGCCACTTCCCTACCCGTGGGACGACGAGGGGTGATTGACCTGCTGCCGGACTTTGCGGCGCAGATCGCGGCTCAGGCTCCTGGCGTGGCGGGGCCTGCTGCGGATCTCGTGGTCCACACCGTGACGGCCGGTAGCCTGTCGAAGAGCGCAACCGACATCCTCAAGGCCTCGTGGGGCGGCAAGATCGAGAAGCATCCGCCCCCGTGGGTGCCGCAGCTTGCCGCCGTGGTATTCGGCATTGTGGCGATGGGCCTGATTGCGCTGATGCTGGGCTACGCATTGACGGATGGACGGGTCGCGGGCTCGGTCGGCGTGATTGGCGGGGGGCTAGCGAGCACTGTGGCAGATCGTCAGACCCAGATTCACAATGCCGCGCGTACCCCTCCACCGCCGTCGCCGAGGTTCGGCCAGACGTGCGCCACCTGCGGCCAGCCGATGGGCGAGCGACGGGAGGGCGGCGGAGGACCAGTGCCGCTCGACGCGCCGAAGGGGTGAGCGTCGCCCTCGCATTCCTCGGTACACTGGCATCGAGGTTTTTGGCCGCACTCATGGCGGGCGCGCTACTCGGCTGGATCAGGAATCGATGGGGATCAAGGCGTTAGCCTGGCAACGAGTCGCTCCAGATCCTCTACCCGCACAATCATGTCCTGCATGCTAAAGCTCCAGGGCGCGGTGCCGAATGACATGCGATAGAGCGGCGCGACGTGGACCCCCAGCTCAGCAGAGAGCCGCTTTTGCTATGGCCTCTGCCTGATCGCGCTGTTCCTGAGCATCGACGTACGAGGCGGTGCGCGCCGCATCCGCTGCCAACGAGCGGCGCTTCCCTGCCGCATGTCGAGGGCAGTACCATCGCCCATTGACCTCGACCGTGGCATCCTTCCGGCAGGAGATCCCACCGCAAAGCCCGTGGCTTTCTGTCATGGTCGTTCCTCTAGGACGTACTCGAAGCGATGGCCGCCGTGCCCGCGCCAGGCGGTTGGCGCTGCGAACATCCACTCGGCCGAACTCCCAACGTCCACTCGGCGCATGAAGATTGCAGCACGGCGTCTCTCACGAGCGCTCGCCGGAACCAGAGCCCGGTAGCCACCATCATGGCCGCCAACGTACATGACACCACCCTCCACCGCCGAACTGATGTGACGGAACGTAAAGCCTCGACCGAGCAGCGCCACAACCGCAGCCTGGCTCAATGGGCAATCGCAGGCCACGGACTTTGTAGTCTTACCGAAGGAGCTCCTCCACGCCTCGATCATCTCCGTCGTCGGCTCCAGGGCGAAGCGCTCTGTCATGAGAGCACCACCAGCAACGCTCGCCCGAGAACGAGAGCCAGAATCGCCACGAGCAAAGCTAGGGTTGTTCTATCAGCGGGGATAGACGTCATTTCCTCTCCCTTCTCCTGGCATCGTTCTGGCGCCAGGCGGCCCGCTTGCAGGCGACAGCGCCGCAATAGCGCGCGCGCCCTCGACCACGGAACGTCACCCCGCAGATTCGGCAGGTGATGTCCCGCTCGGCCACCGCGGCTGCGCGCATGGCAGCCATGTGCTCGCGAAAAGTTAGCTCAGTCATCATTATCGGAGTCTTCGAGCCACTGGTTTAGCAATGCAGTGAGGGATACTATCTGCTTGCGTGGCCTGGTGAATCGGTATGCGATGTCCAGTTCCGCCCCACATACGGGGCAGTGGTGGATTTGGAGATAGCAGTCACCGCTCTGGGTTTCGCCGCAGCCCTCTGTATCGATGCTGAAGCCTTCTGGCTCGTATAGAAAGAGAAAGGGGAATTCCTCGGTGTAAATGTTGCGGCAGCCGACACATGAGAACTTCGCCCTTATTGCGGCGATGTGCTCACGGCTGGTCGGGGAAGTCGTCGTTTCACTCACGAGAGGCGCCTCGTGGGGAAGTCGTCGTTTCACTCACGAGAGGCGCCTCGTGGGCCATTCACCAGCCATGGGGTTGTCACCAGTTCTGCGAGCGCCCTGACGCCCCAGTAGAGGGCTGGATCGACGCCGAGCTCCCTGAGACTCGTGATAGCGTCGATGATCGCGACGTCATAGCCAGCCATCAACTCCCAGACCACCGCCGAGTGTACGGAGTTAGCGATGGTGTAGCCTCTTATCTCCTTCAAGCGTTCGGGCGTCATCGTGCCTCCGCCTGCTTGATCACCGCGGCTAGGCTGTTCGCGACATCAGCCCACTCGTCATCTGTCAAGTAGGCGTCCAGCCCTAATAGCCTGAGTCTCCCGCTCTGAGAGTACCGCTCATCCATGTGGATATCGACGGCCGTATCGGCCGCCAGAGCGTCATCCTGCACGCGGGCGCGCATGCGGGCCATGAACTCGGCTGGGGTTTGATCACCCATCCACCGCTCCCAGATTTCATCTGGCGCGAGGCGTCGTCCCTCGTCGTCGGTCAGCGGCGTTGGGTGGATTGTTCCTTGCAGGTAGCTCATGTCCCATCTCCGCCCTCGTAGAGGACGGCGTACACTTCGCCCGACGGTAGGTGACGGTAGAGCTCCCGCGCTGGGTACTGCTGTGGCTCTGCGTACTGATCCATGGTCCATCTACCTCCGTGCCCGGCGCCTTTGTTGCGCCTGTCGGCCATCGCCGCCGGTATATCAATCATCGTGCCCACCCCATGCCGTGGGGTAGGGGCCGCACTCGCTCGAAGTGATTGCCAGCGGAGATCGTTTCAGCGACGCGGTCCGACGCTTCAAAGGCCTCGTCTAGTGTGGGGAAGTACTCGGCATCGCCCCCAGGGTAGGATGCGGGGGCGATCCAGGACCCCGTTTTCCGGTTGTAGTACATGCCCGCCGCATGTACCGCTCGCCTCATCGTCGTACTGGAGACCATGATCCCATCTCCTCCGTGGCCCGGCGCCTTGTCGCGCCTGTCGGCCTAGCTGACCAGGGTGGCGGCGAGGCCGATCACAAGATGAGCCTCATGCTCTGTGAGATAGACGCCGGTCGACTGGACCGGCGCTCCTCCACGCCGCTGGGTAATGACGGTGAGCCCACCGTCCTGGCCCTGGATACGGAGGATGTCCGCCGCGGTCATTGGGTCATAGTCGGGCGTAAGGTCGTCGAGATGACGGACCCACTCGGCCAGTGATCGCAGTTGGAGTCCTCTTGTGTTCCGCTTGTCGTACATCAACCCTGCTCCTTAGATTCTTACTCTGCGTCGCCGTGGAGTGGGCAGCCCTGGCCCACACGGTAGCTCGGGCAGCAGTGACGCTGCGTGCGGTGGGCGGATGGGATGATCTCCACCCACTTGATGATCTCGCCGCGGCCTGCTGCGGCAGTCGCCTTCTCGGCGGCTCGGCGAGCCGGCTCAGCAATCACGCCGGTCTTGCGGACCATCTCGATCTCGCCACCTGGCCTGCGAACGGTGATCTCGGTGACCCTTGCCATCTCCGCCTCCCTCGCTCTGTATACCTATTTATACCATGGCAGTCATGAGATATCAAGGGATTCTGGTAAAATCGGGGCACGAGTTTTGGAGGAAATATGGCAGCACTCCCCGAGGGGCTCCTGATCTCGGCAGCCAAGCTCTCCGGCACGCCCTACGAGTGGGGCGGCAACGGCCCGGGCAGCTTCGACTGCTCGGGCTACGTCCGCCACGTCGCCGCCGAGCGCGGGGTGCCTCTGCCCGATGACGTGCGGACCGCGGAGCAGATCGCCCTCTACTGCCCCGAGGTTTCCTGGGGCGAAGTCCAGCCCGGCGACCTGCTATTCCTCAATGACCCGCCGGACCACGTGGCCTTCTCCCTCGGCGAGGACTCGGGCCGCGTGTGGCAGGCGACCCCGCCAGCAGTCGTGGAAACGGTGATCCGCAATAACGACTACTGGCAGAGAAAGCTCATCCTCAATCCCAGGCGCCTGCCCGGCGTACCCGCAACCCCACTCGTCACCGTGGCTGACACTCAGTTTGCCCAGCAGCAAGTAATGGATGTGGTGACCAACTACGCGAGGCTGTACGGCGTCGATCCGCGCGTGGTGGGTGCTGTCTGCTGGCAGGAGAGCGGGTGGAAGAATCACCTGCGGCACGCGGACGGCACCGGGGTGGGGCTGTTCGGCCTTGACGCCTCCGGCGGGCTCATCGAATTCGAGCGCTGGTCGAGATCGACGTTCGGCCGTGGCGATGATACTGGCTCGCTGCCCCCGGTGCTCCAGATCGAGTTCGTCTGCGACTGGTTCGAGCGCAAGATCGCAGCCTACGGGTTGGAGCGGGCTGTACGCACCTGGCACCGGGGGCCGACGCTCTGGAATGACGCTCGCGGTGCGAGTTACTGGGCGTCGGTGTCAGCTCTCATGGATCGACTCTAGCGGCAGAGCAGCGTGCCTGACGTGGTCCATCAGATACTGTATGTCGGAATCGTCGTACGCGTGGATGCCATTGATCCAAGCATCTGTCGATTCCCACACGTAGACCAATCCCTCTTCTTCGTCCCAGTGCCGATCAACCAGCACGAAAACCTGAAGCGCCTCGCCATGGCGAATGGCCACTTCAGCTCCGCCGGGGAGTACCGTGTAAGCTAGGTCATGGTGATCCATGTAGCACGGAGCATAGGGTGGCTCGTAGTCTGGCTCGGGGTATGGCGGTTCCAAAAAGAAGGGCATCCAATGCATGTCTGCGGTAGTCTCTTCCTCATCTGCGGGCCTGTCCCATAGCGGCAACGTCGCGAGGCGATCCATCTCGGCGAGCGTGGGTGAGCGCATCAGCCCGCCACACGCCGTCGGATGGCCCGCATGTCATGGACGCGCCGCTCATCACGACGGCCGAGGCGGTAGGCTGCGCAGGCGACGGCGAGCGCTACGAATCCGATGATGTATTCCATGGTAATTCTCCTCCATCCGGGTCATAGATACTCGGCGGCAATCCGTCCCATCGATCGTGAGGGTCGAATCCGAGCGCCCTGTCCGCATCTGGCGGTGTCAGGCCTGCACGATGAAGGCTCATCAGCGTCCGCTCCTGCACGATCTCGGTGAACCGGAAGCCGTCAGGATCGACTGAAGGATCGCACGTATGGACCAGGACCCACACCGCGTACGGGTCGTCGCACGACTCCAGCGTCGCGCTCCGTCCAGTCAGCTGAATGTGCGCTCCGCTTGCGAGTGCGGCCGCGATCCGTCGCTGGGCACGAGTCACCTGGCTGACTCGCGGATGTAGCCGACGGTGGTGAGCATCTCGTGGACCTCATCCACCGTGAGGCCCTTCTTCGGCTTGCCCCTCAGGGTGATGACCGACCAGGTGCCGTAGTCATACTTGCAGACTACGGAGCCGTCGGCACGGAGAGCATAGTGCTTGTCGCCTTTGCCCCAGCGAGCAAGGGGCGGCTGGGCATGTGGAAACGGATTGTCCTTGGTCCTGCGTGCGCGGATGCTGAGGGTTGCCATCAGAATGCTCCCGCGTCAATCGCGAGACGCCTGTCCCGCTTCGTAGCTCTTAGCAAACTCCGGAACTCGAAGTGCTGGTTGTTATATGCGTGCTCGGTTTCGCCCTGCTCTGTGCGGATCGCAGTGGTAGCAAGATCCGTCCCGGGGAGGGACGCATAGGGGAGAGAGTAGCATGCAGCGCGATTCTTTGCTACGACTGTGCCTACGATATCCCGGAATCTCCCGTCCACGCGCTCAACGATGTACCTAACCATGGTCAGCTTCCTTTCTTCGTCGGCGGGATCAGGCGGCCGCCGAGCTTGACGGTTTGACGGCGGACCAGGTGACGCGCGATGCGCTCTGGGTTGCCGCTCGCGATGTGCCTGGCCGTGTTCGCCAGGCCCAACAGGCGGTAAAGGCTGCGGATGAGGTTCATGACGCCTCCTGGACGATGTAGGTCGCGCTACAGGTGTAGGCGTTGCCGCCGTGGAACCAGTAGCCTAGCTGGACATGGGACGTGTTTCCGCCCGGGAAACGATGCTCGACGGCTAGCTCGTTGTACCGACGCGAGCACCCGAGGCTGTGCAGGGCGCGGATAATCGCCCCTGCGCGGTCGGTTCGGTATCGCACTGGCTCGCTCCATTCGATCTGATCAACTCGGCGAGCTCGGATTGTGTACATCGTCCTCTCCATCGGCCTGGCTCATTCAGCGCCGGGCGGCCATTCCCGGTCGGACGCCTCGAGGGGCGTTTCGCCCTAGCTGATGCGTCCCGTCCGGTACCCCTCGGCCTCGCGGGCGCAGCGGCCGAAGAGCGCGGGCGCCTCGGGCTCGGGCAACCAAGACTCTTTAGATGGAGGACAGGTGCTCGGGTACATCGCATCGGGCACCTGCGCGACGGGCGCAGCGCTCAGCCGATCATTCTCGGCGGCCTGAGCGGCGACGGCCAGATGACGGCAGGTGCCGCGGTACTGGAACCCCTTGCACGAGCACCGACCACCCTCGACGACGTTCCACTCGCCTGGGGCCGACTTGCTCGCGACCAACGTCGCTGGCCCGATGAAGATCGCTTGCTCGCTAGTCGCGATAGTCTGGGTCTTCAGTGTCATGGTCTCACCCCCATCTCTCTGCGTGCTCTATTCTACGCCAAGCGCTTGAGGGATAGCAAGGGAAAAGAGCGCCCAAACCACGAGAATCGGGCAGTCCTGCCGCCATGCGCTTGTGCTAGAATCAGCGCATGGAAGCAGGCCGGGATGGAGGATCGATGCGGGCGGATGAGATGGCGCGGGCCAGACGCCGTGAGGAGCGGGCCTGCCCGGTGTGCGGGCAGCGAAAACCGATGCTCGCCTGGCAAAAGTATTGCTCGGCGAACTGCCTGGCCCGGGCGGGCTACCGCAGGCGGGCGGGGCGCCCAATCGCCGACAGGGCGAAGGCCACAGAATAGCACGATGCCCGCCCCCGCCATGCCAGGAGGGACGGGCATCAGAAAGGAAGACAGAACCATGATATCAGATTCACCGCGCATGGTCCTCGACAACGAGTCGTCGGCCTATCGATCCACCCCGCCGACCCCATCGGCGGTGCATGTCGAGTGGCGAACCTACCGCAGCCGCGGCCACGAGTACCGCGAGCCGGTGATTGCATTCACTGAGCCCGGATTCGGCGGCCACCGCTTTGAGCGTGCATACCGCGCCTCGCAGCTCACCCGTCTGCGCCGAATCCGCCTGGGGTGGATCGTCGAGTCCGTCGAGCAGTGGGGCGACGAAAGCCGCGCGGTTGCCGAATCTCGACGTGTGCTGGCCCGCCTCGATAAATGGATAGCCATGCTCGCCGAGACGCGAGCGGCAGGGGAGGGGATCTGATGGATGAGGTGGACCCGGTATTTCAGGCGACGTTCGCCAGCGCGGTGCGCGAGCATTGGGAGCGGCTGGAGGAAATTCGGCATCAGGTGGCACTGGAGGCAGAGCGGCGGTGGAGTCCGTGGGGGTATCGAACGACGGGACGCCGACTGGCGGCTATCGAGCTCGCAATGTGGATAGCGGAGCAATTGATCGATAAGCCATCAGAATTACCAAGATCGGATGATGCAAATTATGTCCCGTAGTCCCACGACCACATATGCGGCGATGTGCGATCTCTGCGGCATAGAGATACGAGATACACCACTGCGTCGGTTGCCTCCCGGATGGTATCGCCTGACCCGGGACGACGGGCTGATATGGGTGTTTTGCGGGGTTCGCTGCCTCGAACGATTCGCCCATGGCTGACTTCTTCATGCGACCATGCCCCGTCTGTGGAGCCGAGCGCGTCGAGCGAGTCAACAACGCCTCGGGCGTGCCGTTTCTCGGCTGCTCCAGATGGCCTGACTGCAAATGGACATCTCCGCTCCCTGCCGATGTGCTCTTGAGGCGGCAGGGGGCGCAAACACTGCCGGGGTTTGAATAATGATGGTCTGGCGTCTGTGCCCAGGCGGAGGGAGGCCGATTCACGAGTACGACTGGCTGGCAACGACTGGCGCAACCACGCGGATTGGCCGCTGCCCTGACTGCTGGCACTGGGTGCGGGTTACTACGGATACGCGTGGCTGGTACCTCACACATGCCCATCAACGCGAGGTGCCCGCCGAAGAGGGGACACGGGAGAGCGACGAGGCCATCATCGCCGACGTTCGTCAGGCGGTCGAGAGGGTGTGGCCGAAGGAGGATGGATGACCGAACGATTGATGGTATGGACGGGGTCATGTTCGCGCTGATCTTCGTCTCCTTTTCAGCGTTGCTCACGTTGATCATCGCGGAGGCATTGGAGTGAGAGTCCTGGCGGTCGGTGAGCTGGTGGTCATATCGAACGGGACCTACGACGACTACGAGTCGGTGGCACTCGCGCGGGTGCTGAGGCCGCTGTCGAAAGAGCAGTTGGTGCAGGCCTACCCCCGAGATCAGGGGATGTCCGAGGTTGAGATCGTCGGCTGGCTGGTCGAGCAGGGCTACGTCGAGATCGTCGAAGCGGCAGAACTGCATCTCCTAAGTTTCGGGGCATGGTCCGATGATGAGGTGAACGATTCAGCCAGCATCATGCGCTGCTCGGCATGCGGGAAGTGGTGCACCGCTCTCGATAGAGACGCGCCTAACGCGGGGCTGTGTTGGCGGTGCAGCATAGACAGGGATGCAAAGGCGAGGGGGGCGAAGTGACTGCAAAACGCAAGGGAGCACACGGACCAGCGTACGCCGCACAGGCGCTACGGACCGCGGCCAACAAGCAGCGTCGGGCACTGGCGCATGGGGGCGTGGCCCGGGGATGCCGACGCCCGAAGGCCGGCAAGAAGAAGGCAGGGAGGGTGACGTGAGGGAGCTTCGAGAGGGTGACCTGCTCGTACTGTCGCGTGGGAACTACGACGACTACGAAACGCTGGCTCTCGCCCGAGTGCTGAAGCCCTTCACGCGAGAGCAGCTCAAGGGGTCCTATCCTCGACAGGTGAGGTATGACGACCTTGAGATCATCGGCTGGCTGGTCGACAACGGCTATGTCGAGATCACGGGCGCTGCCGAGTTGCACTTGCTCATTTACGGGGCATGGTCGGATGAGGAGATGGGTGATTTTGCCAGCGTCATGCGTTGCTCGAAGTGCAACGAGTGGGCACGGGCGCTTGACCGCGACGATGGGGATGACACCATGTGCAGGCGGTGCAATATGAAGGCGAAGGCGAAAGGCCGATGATCAAGCGCGATGAACTAGCAGATCCGAACAGCTGCCTGAACAAGGCGGCGGATGATGAGCCGATCTTTGTGCTCCGCGCCCAGGACTTTCTGGCTCCCGCGGCGGTCACTCGTTGGCTCCACCTGGCTTACGTGAATGGCGCCATGCTGGGTACGGCGAGGAGGGCGGAGGCACAGGCGGTGGTTGCTGCGATGGAATCATGGCCCACCCGAAAGCTGCCGGACTGATGGGCGTGGCCCACGCGAGCGCATTTCTCACGGCATGTTGCTTCCTGGTCTTTGCCGTCCTCCTTGCCATAGCGCTGCTGACACAATGAACCGCCATCCATCGCCACCCCCACCCGTCGGGACCCGCACGGTGAGCTGCGGCTGCGGGGCCGTGCGGCGAGTGATCGACTCACGAGCCATCTGGTCCGTCGAGCGGGACGCAATCAACACCTGTAAAGCTGAGTGCGAGGGGTGTAGAGGATGACCGCTGAGGATCGCGAGGGGGTGCGCGTGTACCGAGACGCAACCGACGCCGAGGTCTCTCTGCTCGAAGGCTTCCGGGTCCTCTGCATGTTAAATGGTGTCGGTGGGAGCGAAAATCGCGTGACCGGGGAATGGTGGTATCGCTATCAATACAGCTACACAGACGATGCTCACTACATTTGCGCCACGAGGGAGATGGACAACGACGAGGTCAGGGCATGGATACGCACGATTTATGCCAAGCCTCATCGTTACCGCCCAGGAGCTCCCGGTGGACTCTGTGCCTTCTGCGAGCAGAGCGAACAGGCCGGTCCTCATGACCACTGAGGACCATGAGGGGGTTCGCATGTTCGCCGAGACGATGATCTGGTGCGCGCTGTGGCTCGTGGTGCTGGCGCCGATAGCGTGGCTCATGGGAGGGCTGTAATGAGGTACGAATCGACCACGTTCATCTGCGACAAGTGCGGTATCGAGGAGTCGGCAGAGGCCGGCGATACCCCACCGGGTTGGGACTGCCACGGCGAGGACCAGGACGAGGACGCTTGGGACATCTGCCTCAAGTGTGCCTGGCCAGAGTCGCGGTTGAGGGCGGCTAGACAGAAGGAGCAACAGCATGACCCGCGCTGAGCTGCTGGAGGCGCTGAGCGAGCAGTGCGCGGAGTGCGGGCACCCACTGGGGCTACACATCACCGTCACTATGGGAGGGATCGTTGTTATCGAATGGTGCCGTGCTGGTCCGCTCGCCTGTCACTGCGGCAACTTTGTATCTGCATCCGATAGACGCGAGAGGTTGTGGCGACGCGCACTTGACGGGCCGGCAGTCGGATGACCGTGCACATCTCGCGTGACGAAAACGGCGGCGCCCAATCCGTTATCGACGCATACATGGTCGAGGGAGCGCTCCGTCGACTGGGAGTCGAGCACGACGTGGCTGTGGAGTATGCTGCGCTGGACCTGCGGCTCGTGCGGCTGGAGCTGATTCGGCTCCTCAACACAGGATCACCCGTACCGAGTGTCTTCGGGCTGCTGGACGCGAAGCTCGACCCGTGGGCTCATCTGACCAGCATCGCGCGGTTGAATGGAGTGGGGAAATGACACATCGAGGTTGGCTTGCGGTGGGGCTGGCCGTCCAGCTCGTGTGGCAGGCGCTTGTGGGCATCGGCTACGCCAAACTCGTCATCGCCGTCGTACAGTGGCCGACGTGAGGCAGGACTATCAAGCGTTCCTCCACGCCAAAGCGCAGCGGGGCTCGGAATCTGGTTTTGCGCCACTCTGGTTGCCGGATAGCCTGTTCGACTTTCAGTTGGCCTTGACCGAGTGGGCGATCCGACAGGGACGATGCCTCATCGCGGCGGACTGTGGGCTAGGCAAGACCCCGATGCAGCTCGTGTGGGCGCAGAACGTGGTTGAGCAAACCAATCGATCTGTCCTCATCCTGACTCCGCTGGCCGTATCGCATCAGACGATCCGCGAGGCTGACAAATTTGGGGTGCCAGCAGTGCGACTTGGAGACGGCTGTCCAGATCGGCCGATGGTTGCGGTAACGAACTACGAGAAGCTCGCTCACTTCGACCCTGCGGACTACGCGGGCGTTGTATGCGACGAGTCCAGCGTTCTGAAAGCATTCAGCGGGGTACGGCGAGCCCAGATCACGGAGTTTCTGCGCACGGTCCCTTATCGCTCGTTATGGACTGCGACTGCTGCGCCGAACGACTACATCGAACTAGGCACATCGTCCGAGGCGCTCGGCGAATTGGGCTACATGGACATGCTCGGGCAGTTTTTCGTCAACGACCAGAAAACGTCGGCCACTCGCCGCTACCACGGGATGATGCCGAAGTGGCGATTCAAGGGGCACGGGGCGTTGCCCTTCTGGCGATGGGTGGTCTCATGGGCTCGTGCTTGCCGCAAGCCATCAGACCTCGGATTCGATGATGGCTCGTTCAGCCTGCTGCCGCTCTGCGAACGTGAGCACGTGATCGAGGCGCGGACGCTGCCGCCAGGAGCGCTATTCCCACTGCCTGCCAAGGACATGCTAGAGGAACGTGAGGAGCGACGCCGAACAATCCCCGAGCGATGCGAAGCGGCTGCCGAGTTGGTCGCCAGGACAGGGCAGCCCGCAGTGATCTGGTGTCACCTGAACGATGAGGGGGACATGCTCGCTCGACTGATCGCTGATGGTCAGCAGATCAGCGGGCAGGACTCAGACGAACGGAAAGAGGAGCTGTACGAAGCATTCAGCTCGGGCCAACTACGAGTCCTGATCACAAAGCCAAAAATAGGAGCGTGGGGTCTGAACTGGCAACATTGCTCGCACGTCGTGTCCTTCGCCTCGCACAGTTACGAGCAGTATTACCAATCGGTCCGTCGCTGTTGGCGATTCGGCCAGGAGCACCCTGTCATTGTAGACATGATCGCTTCAGAGGGCGAACAAGGTATCAAAGACAACCTCGCGAGGAAGTCGAAACAGGCAGATGAGATGTTCACGCAGCTTATAGCTCACATGGGCGAGGCCGCTCGCTCGGCACGCACAGAGTACGCAAAGATAGAGGAGATGCCATCGTGGCTGTCGCCGACCAACTGATCACCGACCAATACGCGCTCTACAACGGTGACTGCCTGGAGGTCATGCATACCCTCCCTGGCCAATCGATACATCTGTCGCTTTACTCGCCTCCGTTCGCGGGGCTCTATCACTACAGCTCGTCCGACCGCGATCTGTCCAATGCGCGCGACTACGGTGAGTTCCTGACTCACTACGAGTTCGTCATCGCGGAAATCGCACGGCTCACCATGCCTGGCCGTATGACGGCGGTCCATTGCATGGATGTCCCGAGCGGGAATACTGGCCTCGATCACCTGCTCGACTTTCCAGGTGACATCATCCGTTCTCATGCGAGGTTTGGCTTCCGCTACGTGGCGCGCTACCACGTGTGGAAAGATGCGCTGATGGTTCGCAATCGCACCATGACCAAGGCTCTCGCTCACAAGTCTATCGTGGAGGACTCCTCACGGTGCACGGTAGCCGGGGCCGACTACCTGTTGATCTTCCGACGCGACGGCGAGAACCCCGTACCGATCAAGCATCCTGAGGGGCTGACCTCATATGCTGGATCAGAGCATATGCCTGCCGAAATCCAGCGATACCGGAACTGGAAAGGACCCCAGATCGAGAATCGATTCTCCCATTGGATTTGGCAGCGGTACGCATCGGCATTCTGGGACGACGTGCGGCCTGATCGGGTGTTGCCCTTCCGCCCCGCACGCGACGCGGAGGACGAGAAACACGTACACCCGCTTCAGCTCGACATCATCGATCGCGCAATCACGCTCTGGTCAAACCCTGGAGAGATCGTGCTGACGCCGTTCCTCGGGGTTGGCTCCGAGGCATTTGGAGCCGTGTCAGCGGGACGGCGAGCGGTGGGCATCGAACTGAAGGAGTCGTACTATCGCCAGGCCGTGAAGAATCTTAGTGCTGTCAGGAGCGATGAATCGAATGTTGATCTATTCGCCATGGCCGGAATCGAGGTATGACCATCCGCATCGGCTGGAGCATCGCCCCTCATCGACGCCTCGGTTACATTGACGGACGACGCTTGCCCCCGATCCTCACGCGCTGCGCGAACGGGGTCGGAACCATGGGCCGGGGCGGGGTGCTGCTGCTCGGCCCGCTCATGCTCTGGTGGACGCGAGATGAGTACGAGGTGATGCTGTGAACCGAGTGGAGTTGTTGGAGGCGCTGAGGGAGCCGTGCGCGCAATGTGGGGATGCGCTATGGCTGCACCTAGCGACAAGAGTCCTCGAAGTAGAGTGGTGTCGTTCATGTCCATGCGGCGCCTTCGTCTCAGACGGGGACGACGCTGAGATGGAGCGACCGTCGCTCGATATGCCGGCATTCGGATGAATTATCCGCCATTGGATACGTACCTAGTGGCCATGGCCCTGCGACGGCAGAACGTCAGTCACGAGCAGGTCGTTGATGTGGATGCGGCAGAGCTTCGGCTACTGTGGATGGAGAGGATTCGGGCGCTCAACGCGGGCGAGCCGGTGGAAAGCGACAGCGCATTCCTCGTTGAGAAATGGGACCGATGGGCACACCTGGAGCGTATCGCAGCGCTCAACGGTGTCGTACAGTGACCTGCCCACGTTGCAGCCGCCCGGTGCTGCGGGACGGGGCCGACTGGTGGTGTGTGACCTGCGGCGAGTGCACGATTACCGCGGTGCCGACGCGCGGGGTCGTGCCATTCAGGTTTTCGCCCCGGGTTGATTTCCCGTTGGGCGGAGACCGCTGCCCGAACGGGCATCTGTACGCGGAGGTCGGGACATACAGGGGCGGGAGCGGACATGCTGGCCGTCGCTGCGCTGCGTGCGCACGGGAGACATCACGGCGATCGAGAATGAGGAAGGAGTCACGAGCATGAGAGAGGTCGCGCAGGACTCGAAGGATGAACACCCCGAGGATCTATTTCCCAACGGGCCTGCCGACGCCTGTGAATGGCGGCGCCTACTACATGGAATTTCGACCGAACCTTTGGCAGCGCATTTGCTGGTGGGATCGATGGCCATGGCGGCCGAGGGCGATCACGCTGGAGGACCGTATTTGGGGCAAGCAGCCGTATCTCGTGACCGTGCGGGAGAATGGCGTGCTGATCGGCTGGCACCCGGTGGATTCAGCGGAGGTGGGTACGACCGTCGTGGTGGGTCGCTGGTCGGCACTCGCGGGGATCTTCTCGCCGCGTAAATACGAGGTTATCGTGGGGCGGGACCCGGAGTGGCGGGACCCGGAGTGGCGGGAGATGTGAGCGGATGCTGCCACTTCATCGGCGGTCGGACGATGAAGCGGTGCGTCGAATTTACGAGCATGGATTAAGGAGAGGGCCCCATGGCTAGACGCAATCTAAAGCAAGAGCACAAGCGGAACCGCAAGCACCCCTACAAACTTAACCCGGCGACCGGCGAGTATATCCCGAAGCCTTACGGCTCTCGACATATAGCGCCTTACCCACTCCCGGTTCACCGCCGCGGTATGAGAGGGATAAGCTGACGTGGCTCATTCGCGCTGCGCTAATCCTGGCGGTCGGTGGGAGTACGACCGCACAAGCGCAGGGCGAAGCCACCGAGGGACACGCGACATGGTACGGACCAGGCTATGAGGGGAGGGCGATGGGCTGCGGCGGAACGTACTCGGGAAGCGACCCGAGCATCGTGGCGGTGGGGCCAGCGCGCTACGCCGAATGGCCGTGTGACACTGAGTTGCTGGTGACCGGACCCGCGGGCGCGCTGGTTGTGGTCCGTCAGGATTCATGCCCCGAATGCCACCGCAACGTGGTGGATCTGTCCGAGGCGGGGAGCCATGCGGTGTGTGGCGTACCCGCTCATACGTGCGAGGTCACGATTCGGCGTCAATAGAAAAACCCCGACAAAGGGGAGGGCCCGGGGCGGATGATTCCCCGAGCCCAGAGTGAGGAGATGGAACACATGGAGTTTAGCAGATGTTGATCTCATTGACGTTACGTGGTCGTTTCGTCCGGGTCGACGGTTCGTGGATAGGCCAGGTTATGACTGGTACGACCGAACCGACGCTTGTTAATCCGTCCCTCATCGACGGATGCAGCCCAAACGGAAGCGGCACCAATCTTCTGTTAGGACCGAACGACTACCTGTCAGTAGCCGAGGACATGGCCACTATCCAGCGGCTAGCCAACGCGGAGACAGAGCGGCAGCTCGCGCTCGCGGAACGGATCGCCGCGGCGCTGGAGCGATGCGCCGAGCACCTCGACCTGATCGAGCGGACGATGGAGGCGCGCTCGTGATCTTGGGGAAGGAGTACGAGAAGATCCTTGACATAGTGCCAGGAGCGGAGGAGCGTCGGGCACTGATGCCGCTGGCGAAGCGGCCATGACACGGCGAGCGGACGGCGCTGGAGGAGATGCCGTGACCGAGTTTTGGGACTTGTGGGCGGTCGGTAGGGGACGGCTTGGAGCTTACGAGTCGCTGGAGGATGCTGAGGAGGCTGGCATCGCACCCGCTCTGGAGCACGAGCACGATAGAGGGAACATCGGGGAGTGGCAGACATGAAGCGCTGTCTTCGGTGTGGCTACACATGGACGCCCCAGGTCCAGCACCCGATAGTTTGCGCGCGGTGCAAATCGAGTCTCTGGGACGTGCCTCGGGCGACGGGAAACGAACGCGAACGACTTGCCAAGATCGAGGGCTGGACACCGCCAGCGCCACCGAGCCCGCTGCCACCGCTTGAGACGTGGCCCTGGCCATCGGAGCCGCTCGTGGCGGTGTACTTGAGCAAGGGGGCGGTGCATTGGGAGTGGATGTAACTGCTGACGTTGGACGGGAGATAACCGTCAGGACACCACACGCATGCGAGCGGTGCGGGGAGACGATCTATGGCGGACATCGCGCCGTCCGCTTCATGGGGTTCCGGGGCGAACGACGGCGAACCTGGTACGAGCACATGGAATGTACTTGGCGTGCGATGTGCGAGGGGCAGCCCGAGTGAATGATGGAGTGGGAATGAAATGAGCGACCTTTTGCCGGGCATGCGCCTGACGTGGCACTTCGGGGCGCCACGCTGGGAGATGCTGACTCGCGACAAGGCGCACTACTGCGAGATCGAGCTGCATCGCCCCTCGTGGCAGTGGCGCATCATATGCCGCTCCGAGGGAACGTGGCGGCATGAGCAATTCCACGTCTTCGGTGACATCAACCACCTCGCAAAATTCCATGGCACGGACGAGCTGCACGAACGACTTATTCGCGATGCCGGCAGCATGATCGTCGCGGCATCGTGGATCGAGGGGCGCGACGGCGCTCCGCTCGACGGAAGATATTGGAAGCGTCTGTACTGGGAGCAGAAACGTGCGGCAGAGGGAATCGCGGCGCAGGTGATGACATCGGATCTAGAGGCGCGCGGCTACGGTCAGCCAAAAGAGGCTAGCGATACCCCGCCTGACCTGTTCAGACGGGTAAGCAAAGGAGAGTGAGGACATGGACACAAAGATCCTCGAGGACTTGCTCAGCGCAACAACGGCAGGGCTCTATCTCAAAATCGCCGCGCTGACGAACGAGGCGCGAGCGCTCAAGGAGACAATCGAGACGTGCGAGTATGAGGCGCGGATGACTCTGCTGCGCATGGCGGACAGTGAGCGGAAACAACTCGGGGCCAACGAGCAGGCGCGAGCTGACTTCGTGAGGAGCTGCCGCTCGCCTAATGAGGACTGGCGAGCTGCGACCGAGCGCAGACATTCCGTGCTCGCCGACATGGAGATCGCAACTGCCGTGCTTAGCGGACGGAAGGAAGCGATGATTGAGGCGCGCCTCGCGGCTGACGAGAAGCGGACGGCGCAGACAACTCGGCTCATTGACTTGTTGGAGCGCGCTTTTGCGGACCCGACCAGCTGGGCGCCCGTCGCCGGTCTGGCGGCGGCTGCGCTGTGAGCGATAGATGGCCGCACCAGGTCGAGGCGCTGGAGTTTCTGCGCAGCCACTCGGCAGCGCTCCTCCATCTCGATATGGGGACGGGCAAAACCAGGATCGCGGCGGACCTGCTGCGCGATCCGGGCACGCTGCCGGCACTCGTGGTAACCCGCTCGAAGGCGATCACGGACGGCATCTGGGAGCGCGAGTGCGAAGGGGCTGACATCCAGCCGCTGCGAGGGAAGCTTACGGAGCGGGCGGAGCTGATCAAAGGCCACGATATTGTGCTGACCAACTACGAGGCTGTGTGGCAAAAGCCTATCGCCGCGGCGATTCTGCGGATACCGTGGCGGACGGTGATAGCCGACGAAAGCCATCACATCAAGGCCGCTGGCAGCAAAGTATCGATGTTCTTCCGCGCCCTATCCCCAGCCCGCCACCGTATCGCTCTCACCGGAACGCCGCTGGGCCAAACCCCGCTCGACGTGTACGGTCAGTTCCGATTCCTCGATCGGCGCATCTTCGGCAACAATTTCAGGTACTTCCGCGCGCGCTACGCCATCATGGGCGGCTACGAGGATCGGGTGTTCCAGCGGATGAACCCAGCCACCGAAGCCGACTTCCTGCGGCGCTTCCGCTCAATCACATACCACGCCGAGCCGGACCTGGGCGTGCCGGACGGACTCGACATTCCGATGACTCACAGCCTGCCGCCCGCTGCCGCGCGAATCTACCGTGAACTGGAGGACGAGTTCTGGGCCGAGGTCGAGGGAGGCGAGGTCACGATAGCCAATGGCGGCGTCAAAGTCTTGAGGCTCCAGCAGCTCGCCTCGGGCCACCTGCGGACCGACGACGGCGTGGTGCGCACAATCCACACCGAACGGGCGGACATGTTCTGCGATTGGCTCGAGGACGTTGACAGCGCCGAGCCCGTAGTTGTATTTGCTAGGTTCACGCACGATTTGTCCGAGGTGCGCCGCGTGTGCGCCAAGCTCGGACGGACGTACTCCGAGGTCAGCGGGCGAGCCGATGATCTCGTGGAGTGGAAGGGGGGGGCAACTCAGGTACTCGGGGTCCAGATCCAAGCAGGAGGGGAGGCGATCAACCTCACACGCGCGGCGCTCTGCGTCTACTACTCGATCGGCCACAGCCTGCTCGACTATCTCCAGTCGCGAAAGCGCCTGATCCGACCGGGCCAGACACAGACCGTCCGTATCTATCACCTGTCGGCGCGCGGCACCGTGGACACGGACATCTACCGAGCGCTCCGCAACCGAGATCAGGTGATCCAGAGTCTTCTCGCACGACGATCCGCAGCACAACCAATACTGATCTGAGGAGCACAGAACCAATGACCAAGGCAGAAACCGCACTGACGACTATCCCCGCAGCGAGCGAAGCGCAGATCACGGCATTCGCCGCTCGTGACAAAGAGGCACTAGCCAATTTGACGGAGGTGCTCTCGGTCGAGGCGCACGGCGCGGGGCTGTCGGCATTCGACCTGACGCGCATCCGAATCCCAGGCAGCGGCGGCCTCGCATGGGAGATCCCCACACCGACCGGCGACGTCGATGCAGCCAAGAGCTTCGATGCGATCATCCTCGACGTCCGAGATACCCGCGTTTTCTGGGAAGGCGCATTCGTCGGCGGCAGCCAGCAACCGGACTGCTCATCAGACGATGCAGTGATCGGCGTTGGAATGCACGGCCCTGGCTCGGCGAGCAACCCATCGGGGCACTGTGTCGGCTGCCCTATGGCTGAGTTCGGCTCGCGCGAGGACGGACCGGGCCAGGCCTGCAAGGCTGTGCGTCAGGTATTCCTACTCAGGCCAGATGGGCTCTTACCGTCGCTCCTGTTCTTGCCGCCGTCCTCGCACAAGGCTTTCCGCGGCTACATCGTGCAAAAGCTCGCATCGTCTGGACTCGTACACTACGGTGTCCTGACGCGCTTCGAGCTGGCAAAGGCCCAGAGCAAGTCCGGGATCGCCTACTCGCAGATCAAGCCGTCGCTTGTGGCCAAAATGCCGGCCGAGGAAATGGGCTGGATTCGTGAGTACCGCGATGCATTCCTCCCGTCGCTCAGAGCCACAGCTCGGCAGGTGGTCAGCGAGGGTGATTCGCCATGGGACGATGACGGCGAAGACGTAGCGTAAGGCTGCCCCTCAAGTGGAGACATCAGGAGATAGCCTGGCGTTCCTGCGCCTGATCTATGAGCCGGCGATGGTACGCTCGCCAGGCTATCTCCTGATCTGGACAGCGGCCGGCAAACGCTCGGCCTGGTTCCGGTCGGTCAAGGACGCAGCGGAGTACGCCCACCGATGCAAAGGCGATACCTACGTCGGCGTAGGGCTCTCGAAGCGTGACTACGGGCCCACGCAGCGCGCCAAGGCCGCCCAGATCGTTTGCGTGCCGGCCCTGTGGCTTGATATCGACTACCAGTCGCCGGGTGTCCACAAACATGAAGACCTGCCCCCGGACGTCGAGGGGGCACGGCTCCTGATCGAGGACGTCGGAATCAGGCCATCGGCCATCGTCCACACGGGGCACGGGCTCCAGGCGTGGTGGCGACTCTCCGACTGCGTGATCAACAGCGCAGAGGATCAACGGGCGCTGGCCGACCTGGTCCGTCGTTGGCAGCAGCACCAGATCCGCCAGGCACGGCGGAATCGCGGATGGCGGATCGACGCTACGCACGATCTGGCGCGGCTCATGCGGCTGCCGGGAACGTGGAACATGAAGGGGGATCCGGTCCCCGTGACGCTGGAGTGAGGAGGGTGGAGAGGGTGGCTGAGGCGACACAGGCCGTCCGTGTAGGGCAGACATGGTGCCATATAGGCTCTGGTTTTCAGATCGTCATCCCCGGCGCAACAACGACCCACGTGGGGTACCAGGTCGTCACAGCGCTCGGCGGTCTCGGCGTGGTGGAGAAGCACGTCCTTTTGCAGTGGTGCGAGTTGATCCAGGACGTTGAGCAGGGAAGCGAAGCCGCGACAGGAAATATCGAGTCCGCTGCTGAGGTAGACGAGGGGACAACCCCAATGTGGGAGCCGGCGGCCGATGCCTGACGAGCCCCCGGTTTACACGCGCGCCGACTTCGTCGTGCCGGATGAGCCCGAGGAAAGGGGGCGTAACGGCGCTGTGGTGCCGTCGGTCGGGGCGCTCACGCTACGGGCAGACGCCGAACCGCCTGCATCGAAACTGCTTGCACTCTGCCTCGCGGAGAAACGCTTCCGTCAATCGTGGGAACGGAGTCGAACGGACATCGCCGACCGATCCCCGTCAGGCTGGGACATGGCGCTGGCCAACGGCGCCATCGAGGCGGGGTGGTCAGATCAGGAGATATGCGACCTGCTGATCGCATCCAGGCGGCAGCACGGCGATGACCTCAAACTCCGCGAGGACTACTACCAGAGGACGATTACCAGGGCGCGATTCATCTCGGCGCCGCTGGAAGTATTACTCGGCGAGGATGCCGGTACAGAGAGCGGCCGCGCCACTCGACTGGCGTATCTGCGAGGAATCCTTGATCGACCAGTAGTCGGGCTCACGCGATACCCCGGGCCGCCTGACAGCTACGTTTTGCACACAGAGGACGGCCACGGGCTCACGATCAAATCCGCTGATCAGATCCTTTCTCAGGTTAAATTCCGCCACCTGTGGGTTCAATACACAGGACGCGTCCTACCGACCTACAAATCATTCAGCTGGATGGGAATCGCGCAAGCGCTGTTTGACGTCGTGGAGGACGACGTGATCGCGGATCAGACGGAGGACGGACGGCTCCAGAGTTGGCTGGAGGGCTATCTGAGCGCCCATCACACCCACACATCGATCGCCCACGCTGCGCCCTACCGCCTGCCGTTTTATGAGGAGAGGCGTCACGGCCAGCTCTGTGTCTTTGGCGATTCGCTCTATTCCTACCTGGTCGAGCGGCGCCACGAGCCGCTTTCCCCCCGCGAGATGGGCTCATTTCTGCGCAAAGCCGGATGGTCGCTAATCTCACTGGGTGTCCAGGTCGAGGAGGCGTGGACCACCCGCCGCGTCTGGCTCACGCCTTACGACTCACGCTTCGGGCTGACCGATGGCGATGCATCAGACGCCCCTTGACATCAAGTGCGCGATTAGTGTATTCGCGCGCGCGCACACGCGCGCCTGTACGCGAGCGTCGCGCGCTCGCGCATTTCAAATTCGTGTTTTTTCGCGAAAAAGCAAAAACGTCGTTAAAGCCGTCGGCATGATGAGCCAGTGAGAGGATATGACCAACACCTTCCTTTCGGGTACAGAGAGACTTTTCGAAAAGTATCGGTATTAGGGTAGGCGATGGCTTGAAATAAGGGGAGATGAGGCAGTTACGGAGAAGCAAAGGACAAAAAAGAGGGGGAATTAGTGATAAGGCTCCAAAAAGAGGGGAGACTATGACGAGGCTGAAAGCGTACGGACCGCCGGGGTGTGGAAAGACGACCTGGCTAAACAGCCTTGTGCAGGTGGCAGTGCGGAACCACGGGACGTCCGTGCTCGTGGCGTCACTCACAAAAGCCGCCGCCGCTGAGCTGCGCGGGCGGGAGAGCACTCTGCCGCCCGACCGAATCGGAACACTGCACTCGCACTGCTACCGCGCACTCGGCGGGAGCGAGATGGCCCAGAACCATATCGCCGACTGGAACGAGTCGCATCCGCCCGAGATGCTGATGACTCCACAGAAAGGGCGCGCTCGGTCGGTCACGGGCGAGGACGATTCAGCCGATGACGGCGATTCGTTCGGTGGCGATGCGCCTGGCGATCTGTTGCTCCAGTCCTACGAGCTCGCGCGGCAGCGGATGCTCCCGCGCGGAGCGTGGTCGAACCAGCTCCAAGGATTCGCGGCGAAGTGGGAGGCGTGGAAGTCCGACATCGATGCGATGGACTTTACAGACTTGATCGAGCGGGCCTACCACGAGTGCGACACGCCCGCTGGCGCACCGCGCGCAGCCATCTTCGACGAGGTGCAGGACTTCAGCCGCCTAGAGCTCGCGCTTGTGAACCGATGGGGCCCGAGCTTCGACTCGCTGGCGCTCGCCGGAGACCCTGACCAGGCGATCTACACATGGCGTGGCGCCGACCCCGAGGCGTTCATTGACTTCGCGGCCGACCATGAGCGTGTGCTTTCACAGTCCTACCGGATCCCCGCATCGGTCCACCGGCTCTCTCAGCGATGGGTCTCTCGGCTCAGCAGGCGAGCGGATCAGCCGTTTCTCCCACGCGATGCCGCGGGCTCGGTCCGTGTCCGCCCGTGGTCATACACCTCGGGCGTCGAGTACCTGCTTGAGGATGCGGAGCGGCACTGTGCCGACGGCAAAAGCGTAATGATCGTGGCCTCATGCCGGTATCAGCTCCTGCCGCTCATTGCCGAGGCTCGGCACCGCGGAATCCCATTTGCCAATCCGTACCGTCTCCAGGATCGGCAGTGGAACCCGCTCACGACCACACGCGGCACCTCGGCCTCCACACGGCTGCTCACCTACCTGCGGCCGGACCCGGCTGTATGGGGCGCTGATCACCGGATCTGGACCGGCAAGGAGCTGGAAACCTGGACCAAGCCGCTCTCTGCCGGCGTGTTCGGTTCGCGGAAGGCCGTCGCCGCGCTGGACGAGGAGACGCCGGTCATGCTCGACTGGCTCAGCGAGCACGTCAACCCTGACAGACGCGGTCTGCTGGACGATCTGTCGCCGGACTCCTACGCTCGCGCCATTCTGCCCTCGCAGTACGACCCATTCATGTTCCCGCTCGCGGTCGCTGAGCACCGAGGCGCCGCGGCACTCCATGAGAAGCCGCGCCTGTGGATTGGGACGATTCACAGTTTCAAGGGCGGCGAGGCCGATGTGGTCTACGTAATCCCAGACCTGTCCCCTCGTGGCTGGGAGTCGCTCCAGACCGATCCGGACTCCGTCACGCGGTTGTTCTACGTGTCGATCACCCGCTGCCGAGAGGAGCTTATCCTGCTCAACCCGAGCCCACGGTCCGGCCAGCGCTACGTGGCCCCGCTGCTGCGCATGGCACAACAGGAGATCGCGGCGTGAATCACATCATGATCGATCTGGAAACTATGGGAAACGGGTCTGCCGCCGCGATCGTGTCGATAGGGGCAGTTGCGTTCGACCTGGAAGGCGAGCCGCCCGCAGTTGAGAGCGGCCTGCTGATCAACGTGGACCTTGCGTCATCGATGGCGAAGGGGCTGCGGGCGGACGCGTCCACGATCATGTGGTGGCTGCGCCAGAGCCAGGAGGCCCGCGACGCGCTCCTGAGCCCGCCACCCGTGCAGATCTGGGACGCGCTCAGTAATCTATCCTCGTTTATTCGCGCTCAGGGGCCGAGTCCTCGCATCTGGGCTCACGCGACCTTCGATCTGCCGATTCTGAGCAGTGCGTACCGTGCGGTCGGGCTCCGCCAACCGTGGCAGTACACGCACAGCCGCGACGTGCGCACGATCTACGAGCTGGCCTACGGATCAGAGCAGGTACCAGGAATCCCAACTGATCAGAAACACAACGCGCTCTACGACGCGTGGCGTCAGGCAATCGGTGTCCAGACCTGCTGGCGGCGACTCCACCCAGCTGCGTTCCCAGGCGCACCGGAAGCCACGGAGCCGCATGCTGAGGCTCGGGAGTGACCACACGGGAATCCTCGCGATCTACGGCGATCCTGGCGCGGCTGAACGCCATTCTGGGATGCCACGCGGAGAAGGTCTGGACCGGTGGCCCATTCGGCCGTGTCGGGGCGCCGGATATCACGGGCTGCTACTTCGGCCATCGGTTCGAGCTGGAGGTAAAAGTGGAAGGGAAGAAGGCCCGCAAAGTCCAGGCTGCACGGCTGCGGACGTGGGCGGATGCAGGCGCAGCGGTGGCCGTAGTCACATCGGCCGACGAAGCGGAGGAGGTGGTTCGTGGAATCCATTAGGACGCCGAGCGGGTTGTCCGCCCGTGATCATCGAAACCTGACGAGTATCGAGTCAGCTGCCCGCGAGGTGCTCTTCCAGTGCCGGACCCTACGCGAGCACACGCGCAACTCAGCCGATGATCGTGTTCGGTTTCTGCTGATCTCATGGGCGGCCGAGCGTGCGGCTCACGAGGCCGCCATCGCCAAGCGACGTTATCTCCGCGACTGGGAAGCAAAAGGCAAGGAGGAGCTCCGTGCCATCCGTCTTTGACCTAGCCTCGGGCCACAAAACTATCGACTGCCCACGCGAGATGCCGGGATACGAGGACTGGCGTCACGATCTGCCCTCGCCCGTGTGGGCCCAGATCGGGCGGGACTGCTATGCCTCGAACCAGGGCCACGTCGTGATCTGGTCGGTACACAGCAGCAGCGGCCAGGGCACGCTCTACTGGGGTGCCGAGGCTGCCGAGATTCGACAACGGTTCGCCCAAAGTGCGCACACTCGTGGTACTTCGGACGTGCCAGGGGAGACCGCGACAGGCGATACTTAGGGCGGAGGTGCTTTATGGAAAAGCTCACTGTTCTGGGCTGGCGGTGTCTCAGGTGCGGGCACACCTGGAGACCGCGCCAGACCGAGCGGCCGCGCGTCTGTCCGCTGTGTAAGTCGGCCTACTGGGATCGGGAGAGGAGATGATGGCAGCAGCAAAACTCGCAAACCCGAGCAAGACCATCGGGGAGTACATCCGCTCCGAGATTGCGAAGGCGGCGGCTTCGCGTGAACCGGTCAGCCTGGCGGGGCTGGTCGAAGACACGGTCGCCCACTTCAGGGCGCAGCCGAAATTTCTCGAAGCCTACTTCGCGCGCAACGGGCCCTCGCTCATCCACGAGATGGCGCGAAACATACGACCACGCATGTGTCACTTCTGGAGCGCTCTACTCAGGCTTAAACAAGCGGACTGCCGCCTTATACTTTGCCTATTGTGTCCACACTACGTTGTTCTGAGGACATGGGGGTACAATCCTCGGCATGACTGAAAAGGCGTCACAAACAAAAGAGGGCACCTGGCGGAACCGAATCGTCGGCTATGGTGAAGAGGACCCGGGTATGCTCGTGGCGAATCCGAAGAATTGGCGCGTCCATCCGAAGGTGCAGCAGGACGCTCTCAACGGCGTCCTGCGCGATGTGGGGGTGGTCCAGAACATCATCGTCAACCGGACCACCGGACACGTGGTAGACGGCCATCTCCGAGTGGCTTTGGCGATCCGTGAGAAGCATCCCTCGATTCCAGTGACCTACCTCGAGTTGAGCGAGGCCGAAGAGGCAGAGGTCCTCGCCACGCTGGACCCGCTCTCAGCGATGGCCGCAACGGACAAGGATCAACTCGACGCGCTGTTGCGTGACGTGAGCACAGCGGATGCCAACGTGATGTCGATGCTGGCTTCTCTTGGGGAGAGGAAGTCACTTGATCGCTCAGTTCTCCTGAGCGATATCTTCGAGTTAGTCGTGGCATGCAGTGATGAGGACGACCTGCACATGCAGTTTTCAAGGATGACCGAAGAAGGACGCTCATGCCGGACACTTATGCTAGCGAAGTCCAAGAGGCCCATCGAGCATGGGCGTAGCGCGGACATGGACCTGCCCGGTCATGTAGAGATCATCAGGCGGTCAGATGTACCGGAGTCATGGCGGACCGCGCGTGTGAAGGGTTTATTCGACCTCCCTTCAGCAACAAGTCGTGAATTTCGATTATCCATGGATCTGGACCTATCCGGAAGTGACTGGGGGATCGGTGTGATAACTGGCGCATCTGGCTCCGGGAAGAGCCAGCTCGCGAGAGAGCTTTACGGAAACGTCATAGAGCCAGAGTCTATGCGGTGGTCCGCATCGAGCATCCTTGACGATTTCCGAGAAGACCTGAGCGTGGATGAGATCACGAGTGCATTAACCGCTGTTGGGTTTTCATCGACGCCGAACTGGTTATGTCCCTATTCTGTTCTCTCCTTAGGAGAGCGGTTTCGGGTTGTTGTCGCACGTGCCCTTGTTGAGGCCGATGCGGACCACCCACTAGTTATCGATGAGTTCACAAGCGTCGTTGATCGAATCGTGGCGAAGGTATGTGCTACGGCTATAGCCAAGGCCGTGCGACTGAGGAGCCAGCGGATGGTGGCGGTGACATGTCATCGGGATGTGATCCCCTGGCTGAATCCTGATTGGGTGATCGACCTTGATACGCGGAGGTGCCTTCCTCGATCCATCGAGTCTCGACCTAGCATCATCCTACGGCTCTATCCTGCGCAGCGCGACGCGTGGGGAATGTTCCGCCATGCGCATTATCTGAGCGGCGATTTGCACAAGTCATCGCAGTGCTGGGTTGCGTCAGTGGAGTTAGATGATCGAATAGAGCGGATGGCAGCGTTCCTAGCCTACCTTCCAGCATTGGGGATGGCAGGATGGAAACGACAGCACAGAGTAGTCGTGCTGCCGGACTTTCAGGGCATCGGGGTTGGGAGTCAATTGCAAGACATGGCGGCGGAGCGAGTATGGGAGCAGGATCATCGGCGAGTCCGTGCTACAGGATCATCACCAGCCATGATCAGCCATCGGCGAGGACATCCGGAAGCATGGAAACTGGTATCCAAGCCGCAAATCGTAAAACGCAGCTACTCTGCGCTTAACGGCCCGAGAGGAGTGCGTAATTCAGCCGGACGACTGACCACGAGTTGGGAGTACATCCCCCAGTCGCTGCGTGAGTCGGAATCTCAATCTGACCAGGTCGACGCTGGTCAGATCCTTGTGGGGGTATAGGCGCTGGAGGCTGGATTGACGATCGGCGTCCATGCTGGCAATGGAGATGATCTCGTGACTATCCACAGTCAGCAGCGCGAATGGGGGCCGCGGGCCACATTGCGCGCGGACAACTTCCCCCGGATTCGGGAGGCCGGATCGATTTGGGCGGACCGTCTCCATCTTTCTCCCCGCCAGCACATCAGCAGCCAGCGCAGCCGTGAACCAGACCGATTTCATCCTGGCCAAACCTCCCAGTTCAGAATTCACGCACACAGATTATACCCCAAGCGCTTGCGCGCTGGAGGGGTTTACGCCTGATCAGAAGCCAGTCCCCCGCGACCCAGCTCTCGACCCGCGGCGGAAGGCCGCAGGCGAGTGGCGGCCGGCCTTCCTCGCGACACTGAAGGGGTCGGCGAATGTACGACTCTCGTGCCAGGCGGCTGGGATCGGCCGTCAGATGGCCTATCGATGGCGCGACCGCTCGCCGACATTCCGCCGCGAGTGGGACATCGCTATCGAAGAGGCGGTCGATACGCTGGAAGCGGCTGCCAGAGCTCGCGCCCTCGCGGGCGACTCGGTGCTCCTCATCTTCCTCCTCAAAGCGCATCGACCTGACATCTACCGCGAAACCGTCCGCCACGAGCTGTGGATTCAGCGCGAGGCGGCCAAGCTCGCCGAGGCACACGCCACAACACCCGAGCGGGTGATCCTGCTCGCCGAGCGGCTGAAGGAGAAGACCGTGTGACCACGAAGGGGCTCTCTGCACCTGAGTTCCTGGCCTACGTGCCGACCATCGAGGCGCTGCTCGCGCGTGGCTATACCGTCGATGAGCTGATCGAAATCCTCGACCAGGCTCCATCGGTCCCCGACACGCCCCCCGAGCACTGGGCCGACTGGCTCCGCGCCTACTTCCCGACCTACACGACCCACGCCTTCGGGCGGCACCACGTCGAGTTGTGGGAGTGGGCCTGGGCCATTCGCTCAGGGGAGCGGCCCCGCCCATTCGTGGCGATTTGGCCGCGCGGAGGGGCAAAATCGACGTCCGCAGAAATGGCGGTCTGTGCGCTCGGTGCCCGAGTGGCTCGCCGCTACACCCTCTACATTTGCCGCACCCAGGAGCAGGCTGACGACCACGTGGGCAACGTGGCGAGCCTGCTGGAGTCCGAGCGATTCGGCGCGGCGTACCCGCAAATCACGGAGCGGATGCTCGGTAAGTACGGCAACTCGCGAGGTTGGCGGCGCAACCGACTGCGCACGTCCACGGGCTTCACGGTGGACGCCATCGGCCTCGACACGGCGGCCCGAGGGGTGAAGCTCGAGGAACAGCGGCCAGACCTGATCGTGTTAGACGACCTCGACGACCCGCTCGATTCGCCCGCGACCGTCGAGCGGAACATCATCGTGCTGACCCGCTCGCTTCTTCCCGCGGGAACCGATGACGTGGCGGTTCTCGGCGTTCAGAACCTCGTGCGCGAGGACGGCATCTTCGCCCGCCTGGCCGACGACCGAGCCGACTTCCTCGCAGACCGCATCGTGTCGGGCCCACTTCCCGCGCTTCTGAACGAGGCTCACGAGGTTATCGATGGCCGCACGGTACTGGTCGCGGGTGATCCAGTATGGGAGGGGCAGAACCTCGAAGCCTGTCAGCGGATCGTGGAGCGGGACGGCATCAGCTCGTTCCTCATTGAATCGCAGCATGAGGTGGACCAGTTCCGGGGCGGCACATTCGCCGACATCGAGTTTCGCCATTGCGAGTGGGCCGAGGTCCCGGACCTGGTACGTGTCGCGGTATGGTGCGACCCAGCTGTGACCGACAAGGACAGCTCCGATGCCAACGGCATACAGGCCGATGGGCTCGGCCGTGACGGCAAGCTCTATCGGCTGTTCTCGTGGGAGCGGCGAGCGAGCCCCGAGGTAACGCTCAGGACGGCGATTCTGAAGGCTGTCGAGCTCAAGGGCGATCACGTTGGGATCGAGACAGACCAGGGGGGCGACGTGTGGAGGCCGGCGTACGATAAGATTTGGGCTGATCTGGTAGCCTCAGGGGAGATACCCGAGGGGACCCGGAAGATATCGATGCGGCAGGAGAAGGCGGGTGCAGGTTTCGGGCCGAAGGCGCACCGTGGTCAGCAAATGCTTCCGGACTACGAGCGTGGCCAGATCGTCCACGTGATTGGCACCCACGCGCTCCTTGAGCGCTCGCTTCGGCGCTTCCCGTTACGGAAGCCTTTTGACCTAGTCGATGCGTGCTTCTGGTCGCACCACGCGCTCCGTCGGCCAGGCTGGATGGCATATTGATCCCCGCATTCCTCGCCCGCACCGGATCAGCGCTCAAACAGCTGACGCGCATGGTGTTCAGCCGGGGGCGCACATGGGCGGTTTCCTGGCTGGCGGGGACAACGGTCCACTACGAGCGAGAGATCAACCCGTACACCAACGCCATCGTCATGTCAGTGGTCAACTGGGTGGCGAGGACATTCCCCGAGGCGCCGCTAAGGGTGCTTCGCCGTAGCGATGAGCACATGGAGCCGGTGGCCGACCATCCGATGATCGCGCTGCTGCGCCGTCCGAACCCGTACTACTCGGGCATCGTGCTCTGGATGGCCACGATAGCTTCGTGGATGATCACCGGCAATGCCTACTGGCTTAAGATTCGTGCCAGCGCGGGCAACGTGGTAGAGCTATGGTGGGTTCCGCCCTCGATGATGGAGCCTGCCTGGCCGCCCGATGGCACCCAGTTCATCAGCCACTACGACTATCGCCCCGATGGACGGGCCATACCGATCCGCGTGAACATCGCTGACGTCGTTCATCTACGCTACGGTATCGATCCCGACAACCCGCGCAAGGGCCTATCCCCGCTTGCCGCTGTGGTGCGGGAGATTTACACCGACGACGAAGGCGCAAACTTCTCGGCGTCGCTCCTTCGGCACGTCGGGGTCCCTGGGGTCATTATCACGCCGGATGACGAGGGCAACCCGATCCAGCGCGAAGAAGCGGATCAGATGAAACAGGAATTCGCCACGAAGTTCACAGCGGACCGGCGCGGCGAGCCGATGATCCTGTCGAACAAGACGAAGGTGCAGGTTTTGTCGTTCTCGCCTGAGCAGATGAGTCTCAGAGACATGCGCCAGGTGCCAGAAGAGCGCATAACGGCGGTGTTTGGTGTTCCGGCCATTGTCGTTGGGCTCGGAGCGGGTTTGGCCCGTAGCACGTTCGCAAACTTCGCTGAAAGTCGCGAAGCTGCCTATGAGGGGTGTATCATCCCGACACAAAGGTTGTTTTCCGAGGACCTGAGAGTGCAGCTTTTGGCCGACTTCGCTGATATCAAGCAGCACGATATCGACTTCGATCTGTCGAAGGTACGGGTGCTCCAGGAAGATCAGAACAAGATGGTAGATCGACTGACGCGTTCGCTATTGGCTGGTGGATTGCAGCTCAACAGCTACCTGCGTCAGATCGGAGAAGAGGAGCTCGGGCCTGGTGGAGAGATTTTCTACGTGCCGTCGAACGTGCTGCCGACGCCTGCGAGCGAGATAGCGATGCTCACACGCCCCGTAGACACCGCGCCCGAAGGGCCCGTGCCGACGAATGGGACGACGAACGGAGTGGTTGCGGCGTGATGTCATTGCCGGGAGAGATCCGTGAGGCGCGCGAAAGACTGCGGGCGCAGAGAATTGCCAAGAAGTCGCGTCGGTACGGCACATGGATTGAGCGGCTCTTCTGCTGGCTCAGAGGAGGGCACCATGCGGGAACATCCTTCGAAGGGCAATCTGTCCGTGTGTTCAAGGACGACGAGGGTGGCGAGTTGTGGTACTACGGTCGCTGTCCTCGGTGCGGTATGTACGTAGTCGGTGATTACGTGACGGACAAATGGTTCGACTTCAGGAGTCCTCCCACTTTTGACGGGGAAGGTTATCGGTTTCCTCCGCCGCCGCCGCGCCCGAATATCGAGGTAGGCACTCATGTCAAGGACTGATGGCGTCGAGCGGCGGGTGACCTGTCCGCGATGCGGCCGTTACCTCGGCACGATCTCGATGGGTGGCGTGGGCCGCGTGCGGCTAGTCTTCCCTCCGTGCCCATGCGGCTATGAGTTGGTCTTGGAGCTAAGGCGACCAGACAAAACGCAGCCACGTGCGGAGAGCATGATTGTGGCGGCTGTGTTAACATAGCGTCGTAACTGGCGTATCCTGCACAATCAGAACAGAGCCTCTCCCCCGGATAGGGCTAGACCGGGTGGGGAGGCTGTTTTTATGGAGCGCAAGGCCCTCCACATCGAGCTCAAGGACGACCGGCCGGGCGACCTGACGGCTGAGTTCTCGCGGCTCAACGTGATTGACCTCGACGGGGATGTCACCCTGCCTGGCGCATTCGAGGACGGGGCTGCCGTTCGGCTGCTGCCGGCCCACAACTGGGCGCACTACATGATCGGCCGCGGCGTGATTCGCGCCGACCGCAAGGCCGCCAGGTTTGAGGGTCACCTGAACCTCAACACGACGGCGGGGCGCGACTGGTACGAGTCGATCAAAGATGGGCAGGACCTTCAGGAGTTCTCGTACGGATTCGACGTCCTCGATTCCACCCCCGGGGAGTTCGAGGGCCGCGAGGTTCGGTTCCTCAAAAGGCTGAAAGTCCACGAGGTGAGCCCCGTCACGCTTGGGGCCGGCATCGGAACCCACGTGGTTTCGATCAAGTCGCGCCCGGATGGGTTCGATGAGTTGCTCGCCTACTTTGCCGCGAACCCGGATGAAGCGCTCAAGCTGCTGGCCGGCAAGCAGGCGCCTGACGATCCGGACGCCGACCCGTCAGCAGATGACGATGACGACACAGGTGAGAGATTTGCGGACCAGGCCGAGCACGTGCTTGCTGACGTGCAGGCGTTGACGGAACGCGCGGCTGCCGTTGCCGCTTTGCGTGCCAAAGCTGGCAGGACATTCAGCGCGGCCAACATCACCCGTCTCACCGGGATCGCCGATGAGGTGCAGGGTGCAGCGTCGAGACTGCGCGATCTGCTCGATTCGACCGCCACCCCGCCCGAGACGTCGGAGCTCGACACCATTCTCGGACGCTACGTAGGGGCGCGTGACGCCCTCTACCGTGACATGTGGCACGCGAATCTGCACCTGCGCGCAAGCGAGCAATAACAGGAGGTTCGGTCAAGATGTCCACACTGGTTGAGGTTCGAGAAGAGATCATCGCCCGTCGTAAGGAGATGGGCGACGTTGCGGGGCAGATGGGCCCTGAGCGCGACATGAGTAAGGTCACACTGCTGGGGCCCGGGGACACCGAGGCCAAGCTGGCCGAGATGAGGCGCCGCGATGCGCTCATCCAGGAGCTGGAGCGCGAGGAAGAGCAGCTCTCTCACGCCGCGCGGCTCATGGACGACAACGCGAAGGCGCTTGCTCGCTACACGAGCCCTGCGGATCCGATGGTTCACAGCGGCGGCGTAGACGGCCACGGTGAGCCTCGCCCATGGCGCGCGAGCGATCTTCGGAAGGCACTGGAGACCAACCGAGGCTACAAGGCCTTCCGTGACGGCACGCAGAGGTCATTCACCATCGATCTGCCGAACGTCGACTTCAAGACGATCATTCTGGTCTCGGGCATGACGCCCCAGGCTCAGCGGCTCGACGTGCAGACGATGGGCATCGAGAACCGCACCATTGCTGACCTGATGCTCCAGGGAAATACGGATCGACCGACCATCGACTATTTCGAAGAGACGACGCTGACCAACGCAGCGGACACGGTGGCTGAGAACGCGCAGAAGCCCGAATCGGCGCTGGCGTGGACTCTGCGTACTGAGACTGTGCGGAAGGTCGCGACCTGGATCCCTGCCTCGAAAGAGGCCATGGACGACATCCCGATGTTGGAGAGCCAGATCAGAGGGCGGCTTGCCTACATGGTGACTCGCTCCGAGGAGGCTCAGGTGATCGCGGGTGATGGCGTGGCGCCGAACATCCTCGGGCTGCTGGCGCGCGGTACTCAGACCCAGGCCAAGGGTGCCGACCCGACCCCGGACGCCGTCTACAAGGCGATGCAGAAGGTTCGGGGCGCCGCGGGCACAGGCTTCAGCGAGCCGACCGCCGTGGTGTTCCATCCGAACGACTGGACCGACGTGAAGCTGCTCCGCACGGTCGACGGGGTCTACATTTGGGGCAACCCGAGCGATGAGGGTCCAGACCGAATCTGGGGCCTGCCTGTGCGTCAGACAACTGCGATGACCGAGGGGACTGCGCTCACCGGCGCCTTCCGCCCCGAGGCCGAGGTTTTCCGTCGCGAGGGGATCACGATCACCGTGGCAACCGAGGACGGGAGCGACTTCCTGTTCAATCGCGTCAAGATCATGGCTGAGAGTCGCCTTGCCCTGGCAGTCTATCGGCCACTCGCGTTTTGCACCGTGACAGGTATCTGACGTATCACCAGGATGTAGCGACCGATCTGCTTTTCGACCACGAGCCGATGCTCCGAAGTGACGAGGTGGTGCATCACGTGAATCACATCAAGGACGATAACCGCGCTGAGAATCTGGAGATCATGGGTGTAATCGACCATGCGGCGCTCAGCGCTCGTGACTATCGAGACGACGTATCAGCGCGCCTGGCTGAGCTTGAAGCGTACCGGCTGAGGTTCGGTCCGCTGGAAAAGGAGTAGCCCATGGGCATCATCTACGGACCAAACACCATCGAGGGCGGGATTGGGCCATACGTTGGCGCGACCGAGCCCATCGAGGGGACTGACGAGACACAGACGCTGACTATCGGCGGCACCCCGACCGGCGGGGACTTCAAGCTGGCGTTCCAGGGGTTCGTGACACCCGCTATCGATTGGGACAGCACCACGAGCACGTTCCTGGCCAACATCAATACCGGGCTCCAGGGGCTGGCCGCTGTCCAGTTGCTGTCGTTCATCAACATCACGTCGGGGACATTCCGGCTCCGCTACCGTGGCCAGACGACCGCGGTCATCACGTGGAGCTCGGTGAACACCACGCTGCGGGACCGAATCGATACCGCCCTTGAAGCGCTGCCGAACATCGGGGTATCGGGGGTTGCCTGCGCTGTTGTGACCAGCGGCACTGCACCGGCGCTCGTGACGATCTCTGTGACGTTTGCGGCATTCGAGCCGCAGCCACTCATTGAGATCACGGACGTGCGGGTGGTGCGCGACGATGACACGATCACTGATCCGACCATCTCTGCCGCGACCACGACGGCAGGCATTCAGATGCCGTCGATTGGCAAGCTCGGGGTGGTTGCGACCGACGTTGACCTGGTCGCAGGGATCGGGGGGGCGCTGCTGACCTTCAGCGGGGCGAACCTCGCAGCCAAGGCGCAGCCGCTGATCACTGTGGCCGAGAATGCGCTCACGGGGACCGACCCCACGGTTGCAATCGCCGAGACAACTCCGGGGGTGACCGCGGCATTCCGCGGAGCGCTTCCGGGTGCTGAGGCGGTCGATATCGTGGCGGCCATCCGCTACGTCAACGAGGGTACGGCGCAGGCGCCGACCTGGGAATCCGTAGCGGCGGGCGCATAACCGATGCCGATCAGTTTCCCGCTCCTATCGAAAGCAGGCGCTCCGACCGACGGGGTCAACGAGGCTCAGCTGCTCACCAAGACGGGCACCATTTCCGGCGGCTCGTTCACGGTGACGTTCGGCGCTGCGACGACCCCCGCAGTGGACTGGGACGCGACGGCGGCCGAGCTTCAGGCGATCCTCGAGGCGCTGACAACGGTAGGAGCGGGAAACATCACCGTAACGGACGCCAACGAGCTTCAGGCACTCACCCCGGGCGGGACTGTGTCCGGCGGCTCGTTCACGTTGACGTTCGACTCCGAAGAGACCGCCGCGCTCGACTTCGACTCGACGGCGGCTGAGATTCAGACGGCGCTCGAAGGCCTGACCACGGTTGGCGCTGGCAATGTGCTCTGCACAGGGGGGCCGGTCCATAGCGACCCTGTCATCGTGGAGTTCGTCGGAGACCTGGCGGGCCTTGATCAGCCCGAGATCGTGGTCGACGATGCGCTGCTGACGGGCGCCGGTGCGGAGATCGTGGCTTCTACCACGCAGCACGGCGGTAGCTTCACGTTGACGTTCGCGGGCGATCTGGCGGGGCTCAACCAGGGCGAGGTCACCGTCGATGATGCGCTGCTGACGGGCGCTGGGGCGACGATCACGCCATCTACGGTGACGGCTGGCGTTCGTGGGTCCTATCGAGGGGCTCACGTCGGAGCGCTGCTCCAGGACACAACAAACTCGATTCTGTACCTCAACGAGGGCACCGAGAACACGCCCGACTGGAACGACTACTCCGCATAAGGGAGCGACGACCAATGGCATCTCCGGGCATGTGGCGATCACCGACGCGGCTCTATCTCGACAGCACGCGGCAGCGTGTGGTTGCCGAGGACGACCCGAGGGTCGGCTATGTGCTGTGTGCCGCTGGGGGCGAGATCCCCGTCGATGTGGCGGTCCGCTACGGCCTGGTCGAGGTTGAGCCTGAGCGGGTCGTTATCCGAGAGCGGATTGGCCACACGTTGGCCGAGCTGATGGGAGCAACACGGGTCGCTGTTGTGGAGGCGTCGGCATCGGTGGTTGAATCGGTAGAGAGTGTCTTCACAGCTGAGCCCGATGAGCCCGAGGATGAAGATGATGAAATCAAGTCTAAGGCAACTCCCAAACCAGCCGACAAGGCCCGTGGCAAGGCTGAAGACAAGTGAGTACCGCGCTCTCGCTCCGTCGTGCCCAGCAGATCAGGCGGCTTCGCACGTCATACACGCGACGCATGGCTGGGGTGCTGCCAGGATTCTTCCGCGCACAGGCCGCGCGGGTGGTCGATCGATGGAACGACCTGATGCGGAAGGCGCTTAGCGCTGAGTTGCTGCCCGATGACGAGGACCGACTCATCCAATCGTTGCTGCTGCGGATGGAGCGCGACTTGCTGATCGACGTAGGCAGCCTCGCGGCTGCAATGGCGGGTGCCGCTCCGTTCGACATGGTTGATCCACATCTCGAAGCGCTCATTCGCCAGGGCGGGCGCCGCATCGTTTCTGTCAATGAGGTAACCAGGCGGAACGTCCAAGCGACGATCCTGGAGGGCTACGAGCGGGGCTTGAGCGACTTCCAGATCGCGAACGGTGCGCCGGCCGACCCGGACCGTGGGCTCGGCGAGTTCCGGGGCCTGCGCGACGTGGTCGAGGAAACATACAAGGGTCGAGCGGACACTATCGCAAGGACCGAGGTCGCCACGGCGAGCAACCAGGCCAGCGCCGACCGATATGAGGCTGGTGGCTTCCAGTTCGTTGAGGTCATGGACGGGCCAGAATGCGGATGGACCAGCCACAGCGACCCGGATACAGCAGACGGTTCCATCCGCACCATTGCTGTCTTCAATGCGCACCCGCTTGCTCACCCAAATTGCCGGAGAGTGGGTGCGCCATGGCGTGAAGAGTTCGGACCGGCACCTGCTATCGGGCGAATGCCCGTACCAGCAATCGCTCGATAAGAAGAGGGAGGACCACGTGACTGTTAGCGACTTCGCCGAACTGGCCATCCTGGACGCGATCTTCAATTCCGTCGCATTCGACGTTGCCGCGCTGTGGTGCTCGCTCCACGACGGCGACCCCGCAGAGACAGGGACAAACGAGGTCACTGGCGGCTCATATGCTCGGGTGGACGTGACCACGTTCTTCGATGCGGCAGCCAGCGGTTCGGTGGTTTCCAATGCCAACATCGAGTTCACTGACATGCCGGCGGTCGAGGTCGTCGCGGTTGGATTCTGGGACGCATCGACCGTGGGCAACCACCTCTGGAATGGCTGGCTGACGGGCACGCCCGCTGTGCGCGGGGTGTTCAGTGCTGAGGCCGACGACGATATTCTGACTGCCAAGGGGCACGGACTCGCCGATACGGACCAGGTGGTTTTCAGCGCCGAGGGGCTCGGGGTGACGCTGCCGACCGGCCTCGTGGCGGGCACGGTCTACCACGTGATCGCGACAGGCCTGACAACCGATGCCTTCGAGGTCTCGGCGACCCCGGCCGGCGCGGCCGTCAACATCACCGTTGACGGCAACGGCTCATTCACGAAGATCGTGCCCAAGACGACCAACTCGGGGGACACTCTCCGGATCGCCTCGACTGCCTTGACAGTGTCTCTGTTCTGATGCAGTGCGGAGTCCTCCTTCGGGGCTCATGTGACGACACAGGCCCGCTCGGGATACCGGCGGGCCTGTGTTTCAGTCCGGCAGTTGCTGAGGTCAAACGGACCGATGGCACGTGGCTGCCGATCTGTGCGCTTCACGCCCGTGCATTCAAGCGCATCGGGGCCGAGGTTCGGCGGCCGAGGATGATGCTGGTGAAACGCTGATGGCCCCTAGTTGTCTCTGTCAGCCCTGCCCGTGCTGTCGGTGCTGCGCGGGCGAGCGCTGGGGCAAGTTCACGCGGGAAGAGGTTGCGCGCGGCCAGGCGCGAGAGTGCTCCTGTCCAGAGGCCCGGCGCCTGGCGTGGGAGCAGGGGCGGCAGTTCGACCTGATGCAGGAGTACATCGCCCGAATGCGCTGGGTGAGCTGATGGAGCTAAGAGACGAGGTCAAGCGCTGCGGGTACTGTACAAAGCTGACCCGTCCGCGGTGCCAGGTGTGCTGCGGCCTCGGTTGGGTCAGATGGGCAGATCCGCGCCTGCGAATGGTTGCGGATTGGCGACACCGGATGGGGATTATCTGATGCCCTGGAAGCTGGCGCAGTGGAAGCCATGCGACGGCGGGTGCTCGGTGCGCTCGCCGCGCTTCCCTCGTCCTGATCGGCTGGGCACGGTGCCTGGGCGTAACCCGCGTTACATGGCAGGCGACGTCATGCAAATGCAGGAGCCTGGGGGTACATCTCCTGATGGTATAGCCTGGGTTGGCGGCAATCGTGCGCTAAAAGAGCTGTGGGAGCTGTACGAGAGTGTAGAACGCAATGCTCAACGGATTAGAGCACGAGATGTACAGGCTCTACCATCTATCACTGAGATACTGGCCAGAACGGTCGACGTCGGGCCTGCATGGGCCGAGCGAGGGCCATTGCAGTGGCATCTCGATACTGACTTCGGCTGGCCAGTGCGCGGGCCTCACATTCAGGCCATGCTAGGTAGGTTGGCAGCACTGGGCTTGTGGGACCCCGACTTCTACTCGACGGGCATGGACTATGACACGGTGTTTCCTGACGAGTGGGTGGTGCTACCTGGTGAGCCACCGCGCGAGTTGCCCGAGGGCACGCTGCTGGCAGTCGAGGGGCATGTCGCTGTAGGTATGCCGTTCGTCAGGCAGGGGTTTGGCCAGTTCGGCGGCCAGACGTTCCACGTCGAGCATTGGATGACCGAAGCTGAGCGTGCGGTACAGGAGCCCGCCTGTTGCCACATGTGGGTGCCTATATAGATGGCTACTGCTTATCTTCTTCCAGATGCAGATGTGGACCACACCTGGGCATCTGCTGGTTCTGGCGATACTGGTACTGGCTGGGATAATGTCAACGATCCTGTTGGATCTCCCGATGACGATGTAACCTATATTACGATAGCAGGCAAGTCTGGCGTTGTTTCGGATCAATGCTCGATGCAGGACGTTCCTGTCGACTTCTCTTCGGCGTTAACAGGACTTATTCATAGCAGAGTGTCGATAAGTGGTCGAGTTGACGATAGCATCAATTACTCAGCGAGGGCGACTTACACAGGAGGACAGCTCGCCAATTTCTTTACGCTTACTGACAATACGAGTGGGTATGAAGATAAGGTCTCTGCTTCTCCGTTGGATATTTCGGCCAGAACGGACACAGAGATAAATGGTGGGGTGCAGTGGAACCAATGGGCCGACACCGTTTCTGGCATGGACGACGGTGCGCTGTGCAAGGTAACGCAAATTTACTTCGAGTTGAACTACACGCCGACCGGTGCTGGTGGTAACCCATGGAATGCATACGCGCAGCAGATGTGAGGTAAGGTAAGTGCCCGACCTCTGGATGGACGTAGACGCCGCTCTGGCCGAAGTTCCGGTCAACGTCATGCCGCTTGTCGACGACACCGACTTCAAGACTCGTGAAGTGAGCGTGACCTTCGACCAGGCCGGCATGGACCTGGTCTGGAATTTTGTCACGACGGCAGGCGCCTACACCCAGACGGCCGTCACGCCGGCGACCTCGGGGGATTATCTGTGGACCAACGAGGGCGACGGCATGTACGCCCTCCAGATACCCGCATCGGGTGGAGCCACGATCAACAACGATACCGAGGGGTTCGGCTGGTTCACTGGATTCGCAACCGGCATCCTCCCCTGGCGTGGCCCGGTGATCGGCTTCCGTGCGGCTGGCCTCAACAACCTGATGATCGATGACGCCTTCAGCGCAACGCGAGGGCTGGCGGGAACAGCGCTCCCAGCAGCAGAGGCGGATGGGGTCGGCGGCCTGCCGATTTCGGACGCTGGCGGGTTGGACCTCGACGCGATCCTGGCCGACACTGCCGACATGCAGCCCAAGCTCGGGACGCCCTCTGATCTGGGCTCTGGTGCCACGCTGGCGGGGAACCTCGTGGATGTGGAAGGCCAGACCGACGACATCGGAGCGGCTGGGGCTGGCTTGACCGCGATCACGGACCGACTTCCCGCGGCCCTGGTCGGTGGGCGGATCGATGCCTCGGTTGGGGCCATCGCGGCTGACGTGATCACCGATGCGGGGGTCGGGACCGACCTTGATACCTACCAGGCGAAGATAGACCTGGTAGACGATGAGGGCGCCACGACCGACAGGTGGGTCGTCGTGTGGCACAAGAACGGGGTGCCAGTGCTGGCCTCGATCACCTCGCCCACTATTCAGGTGATCAAGGCATCCGATGGCACCGACCTGATCGCGGCCTCGGCTATGACCGAGATTGGCACGACCGAGACGTACAAGTACGATGCCACCACGACCGAGCGGACCGTGTCCGGTGCCGCCTATGTGGTTATTGTCCAGGCGACCATCGACGGCTCGACGCGAACCGCAGCGCAGGTGATGGGCCGGGATAGCGCGTAGCCATGGCCGGGAATCTGCGGTTCCCGCGCAGGGTTGATTTCCTCCCATTCAGCAGGCGGCGTGTCAAGCCTGGGACTGCTGGCGGCACGCCGATTGTCAGCACTCAGGCTGGCCTGAGCGGGACTCAGGCGCTTGACGCTGCCGCGCTGCTGCTGGTCCAGGCCCAGTCCTCACAGCAGGGCGCTGGATTTCTCGATACTGCCGCACTCCTGATCGTTCTCGCCCACGCCGCACAGGCGGGAGCATCCACCCTCTCCGCGACGGCCGATGCGATCAGGGAGGCCGTCGTCGCCATCGATGGGCGCGGTCAACTTGACGTGGCGCCAGTTGTCGTCATCGATGCTGCCGCCGAGATTCACGGTGCCTCGGCCCTTACGGCGGCAGCTACGCGCGTGGTCGATGCCGAGAGTGTGATCACCGGCGCCTCCAACTCCGATATCGCAGCCACCATTGCCGTTGATGCTCAGGCAGCGCTCGCGGGGACATCGGCAATCGATATCAGCCTGGCCCGCATCCACGAGGCGGCCATCGATGCGTCGGGCGCTGGATCATCAGATGCCGCTGCCGTTCGTGTCGTGGATGGGGTACTCGTAGCCTCGGGTACGGGATCGCTCACCGCGATGGCCATGGCCTTCGCCGAGATCACGACGGACATCACAGGAGCCTCCACACTGGATGTCTCGGCGACCCGGATCGTGGAGGCTGAGACTGCGCCGAGCGGATTAGGCGCGACGGACGCAGATGCGCTCTCGCTGGTACTCGCCCAGTCCGCTCAACATGGATCCGGGCTGACGACTGTCGAGGCTACCCCAGTCCGCGATGGTGTGGTGACAGCCACCGGGGCGGGATCGCTTGACGCGGTCGGGGTGATCATTGCCGCCGTTATCGACACGCAGGCCGAGATCACAGGTGCAGGGTCTCTTGACGCCACGAGCACTCGGATCGTGGATGCCGCTGCGAGCTTGACGGGCGCGAGTGCCGTTGCCGTCGTGGCAGTACGAGTCACCGAGGGGCTGTCGGCTCAGACAGGCGCATCGGCACTCACGGCCGCGGCCGTCGTCATTGTGGATGGGGCATCGGTTCTCGCGGGGGCGGGTGCATCCGATATCTCTGCTGCGACCCTTGTGGAGGCAGCGTGCTCACTGGTCGGCGCGGGTGCTCTCGATGCCACATCAACGCGGATCGCCGATGCTGTCGTCTCTGCTCATGGAACGTCGGTCATCGATGCTGGCTCTGTTCGGATCGCTGAATTGGCATCGATCCCGAGCGGCACGGGCGCCCTCGACGTCGTGGCAGTTGACATCGCCCTCGCTCAGGCGGACTTCGCGGGTGTTGGTGCTGTGGATGCTGCGTCCATCGCCATCTCGCTCCCGTCGGCGTCGATCAGCGGTGCAGGACAGATCGATGCAGTGGGGACGGTTGTAGCAGCCAGCGTGGTCGATGCCGACGCCCATCTGTCCGGTGCATCCACGATTAACAGCGCGACTCTTGCGCTGGTCCACGTCCAGAGCACGCCAGCCGGCAGTTCGGCACTTGCGGCTGTCGCGCTGGTTGCGGTCCCGGCAGAGAGCGCACAGGTGGGCTACAGCTCGATCCAAGCTACATCGACAGCACTGCGCGAGGCTGCGGTAACCATAACTGGAGCAGTGGCCCTCGACGCGGCGGCTACGGCTGTCGTTGATGCGGCGGCAAGTCTCGCGGGAGCGGCGTTCGCCGCCGTGGGCGCAGATCGAGTCGCCACTGGCCAAGCGGTACTCACGGGATCGGCAGAGTCCGCTGTGGCCGCTATCGCCATCTCACTCCCGTCGACATCGCTTAGCGGTGCGGGACAGATCGACGCAACGGGGATAGTTGCCGCGGCGAACGTAGTTGACGCCGCCGCCCACTTGGCAGGGGGCAGTGCCCTCGCCAGCGCGTCTACCGTCACGGTCATGGTCCAGATCGCTGCCACAGGAAGCACTGCACTCGCAGCCACCGCGACGGTTGTGGTGACGGCACTGAGCGACGGAGCTGGGTACGGATCGCTCCAGTCGGCCGCGACTGCGCTTCGCGAGGCTGCGACATTAGCGACGGGCGCGAGCGCCGTTGATGTAGCGCTCGTGCGCGTCGTGGATGTGGCGGCCAGCCTTACGGGATCGGCTGTTGTCGCCGCGAGCGCAGAGCGTGTCGTCGAGGGCCAATCGGCACTGACGGG